CTACTTCCCAAACACACACTTTTTATTATAGATAAATTTAATGAACACTATCCTGGATATGCACAGATACATCGAGGTAGTAAAGGTCTACAGCCTGTTAATGATATAGAAGCGCGACATCGTAAACTAAATTGGGAATATAGACAAGATCTGCTGGTGAACTTTCCTGATGATGAGATAAATCGTTACTGGGCGTATGAGTGGTTGCCAGATACGCAGTATAAGCAATTTGATCTAGTTATTAATGCAGGCGCTCTTTCAGAGGCGATCCTCTCACAGTACTATAAGCGCTTTTGTAAGATGAGTATAGTTGGAAGTTTGACTTGTATAAAAGAGAGCTATGATTGTCCTGTGCTGCACTTTAGTAGTAGCATGGTGTATGGAACCTGGGAAGGTGCTGTGTCCGAAACAGCTCAGATTGCTCCAGAGAGTTTTTATGGTGAGTGTAAAGCAGAGAGTGAAAGTCTCTGTGACTCTCGTGACATTATACTTCGACCTATTCACATTTTTGGTATGGGTGACGGTAAGTTTTCAATATGGATGAACCTAGAAAGACAGTTGGCGGCAGGTAAGCCTTTAAACGTAGAAGCAGCAGATTGTATTTACATCAAAGAACTTGTACCAATTATTGAAAAAATAGTTGATAATTGGCAACCTGGAACTTATAATATATCATCTGAAATAATAAGGGATGGAAGAGCTATACAAGCTGTATATCCAACTCCCTTTGAATGCGTAAACAAGCTAGGACCAACAGGTAAACCTAGAGGATCATTAGATAGTTCAAAACTAAGAAAGACATTTGATATTACACCTATGTATAATGATTATAAACAAATGATAAAGGATTATTACAAAGAGTATGTATGTTATAGTCAGGGATAATGACGTATCAAAAGCTGCTAAACTGTTAAAACGAAAGTTGCACAACGAGGGCGTTTTAAAAGAAGTACGAGATAGACGAGCATTTGTTTCAAAAGGGGAACAAAAAAGAGCTGCTGAAAAGGCGGGTAGATACAGATGGATTCGTAAGCGACAAAAGTTAGAGCAACAGTTTGTTCGAGAAGAGCGTAATCAGCTAAGAAATAATAAAAATAAACGCAGACAACAAAACAAAAAACCTTACCAAAAAAGAAGAACATAGCTTACTGTTAAGGATCTTGTTACGTTGTATTTTTAATTGTTAAATGGTTAAATTATTGTTACTATAAGTAAAATTATAGGAGATTGTAATGAAAGCATTTAAAGGCACATTTAAGAAAAAAGATGGTCAACTTAGGCAAATGGTATTCGCAAGAATAGAAGACTTGCCGAGTAAGTTTGTAGCCAGTAAAATTAATGGAGCTGGTAATGAACAAAAATATCCCAAAGGCTTAGAGCTAGTATGGGACTTAGAAGCTGATAATTTTAGAATATTTAACTATAATACAAAAGAAGATCTAAAAGAGCTTGAGATAGAAGAAAGTCTATTCCTATGACAGAGTTTAGTAAAAGTATATTAGGAATTTTTACCCAAAACAGCACAACATTAGCACTAACTTATACATTTGGACACATAATTATTGCAGCAAATGTGATTTACTGGCTAACTGGCGCAACTATATGGGAAGCAGGAGTTGTTGCGCTTATAGAGCCTGCTATAAACGGACTCTGGTTCTATGTTCTTCACAAAGTATGGATTCATGTTGCAAAAAATTAATTTACAAATAGATCATGATCTTATATTAAAAGAAATTAACAACCCTAAACTTAAGTGGTTTGGTTGGAATTTTAAAAACTTTGATAAAGATCGTACAATAACTTCAATTGATTGGGGTAAAAACTCTGAAATCGGAGTTTTCAGTTTAAGATTCAGCAAACATCAAGATACGATATTAAAAGCTATACCTGAGTTAAAAGACATCAGTTTTAATGCAGAAAAATCTCACATAACTAAAACACTTCCTCAAGGCGGACTTCCTTGGCATAAAGATTATAAACGTAGTAAAGCATTATTGATTCCAATTGGAGTTAATAAAGGTGAGATAGTTTATAAAAACTTTTCTTTTAAATATGAAGGTCCTACATACATTACAACAAATGTCTTGCATAAGACTCAAAATGATAGTAATATTAACAGATATACAATACAACTACATATAAACTAGTGCTTCGTTTGAGAAGCAGATAATAAAACAAACTGGACACGGGGGCAGTACCCGTCACCTCCACCAATAAATAGGTTTTTTGATGATTACTTCTTTTATACCTGTATTCGAAGACAATATGCGTAGACTTAAAAAAGACATTGAAAAAGAGCTTAAACGAGCTAAGTCTGATAGAAGAAAACAGTGGCTTCGAGACACTCTTCGTGATGTTAGACATACTCGTGATCTAATTAAACAAGCTAAGCCAAACGTATCTTGTCCTCATTGCGGGGGTAAAATAAATGGGGGTGAAATAGGATCGACAGATGTATAAAACTGATTCGAGAAGCAGGTGCGCAAGCGACCTTAACCGCAAGATTTTATAAATGCAAATGATAATTTTGCACCTCAGGAGTTAGCGCTAGCCGCTTAATTCCTATGCGCCGCTAGGAGCGTGGAAACAGAATCCTAGCACATACCCAAATTCAAGAGGAATTCATGTTAAAAACTTATATTTTAGGTAATGGTGGTTTTGCACAAGAAGTATTTGAACAAATATTTCTTAATGAACCAGGAAAATTAGATTTTGGTGGTTTTATAATCATTAAAAATGATAAAGCTCACGTTATAAATGATGACGGAGTAAAACTGTTTAACTATGATAAAGAAAGTCGTTTTATTATAGGCACATCGAACTATGAGTGGAGAAAAGTCTTTATAGATCATATTACTAGATTTTATGAAATAAACGTAAAACACTTTCCAAACGTACAAGCCTACAACGCACATATATCTGGAACAAGTATGCAAGGTGTAGGAAACTTATATCTATGCTTCACACTGATCAATGCAAATGCAGACATAGGTAATTTTAATACTTTTAATTGTTATTCTTCTATACATCACGATACAACAGTTGGAGATAATAATTTTTTTGCTGCCTATGCTAGTTCATTACCTTGTAGAAAAATTGGAGATAATAATATATTACAACCTGGAGAAGTATTATATGAGGATATGGAAGATGACGAGATTCTCTCTTCAGGAGTAGTGCATGATGGTAATCTCCTCAGCACATAAAGTTGCTTGTATGCAACCGTATTTGTTTCCTTATTTAGGATATTTTCAATTAATAAATGCAGTTGATGATTTTATTGCGTTAGATGATGTTGGTTATTTTAAGAAAGGTTGGTTACATCGTAATCAGATTATGATAAACAATCAGCCTTTTTTATTTACAATTCCTTTGCACAAAGCTTCACAAAATCGTTTTATAAATGAACACTATATTCAAGATAATTGGAGTACTAAGTTTTTAGTCACACTAAAACATGCGTATAGTAAATCTCCTTATTTTGATGATTGTTGGGAATTTATTGAGAAATTAATTCTAAGCACGTATAAAAAGAATCTTGCAGAAGCTGGTCTTTATATACTAAAGCAAATAAGTTTGAGATTTAAATTACAAACCAATTTTGAGTTATCATCTAAAATTAACACTGGTGATAAAACAAAACAAGATAGAATCATAGCTTTATGTAAATCTAAAAATGCGTTAACATACATCAATCCAATCGGCGGCAAAGAAATTGGTATGTACCATAAAAAAGATTTCAAACCTATTGAATTAAAATTTATACAAAGAGAAGATAGTGAAGGAATGTATTCAATTATTCATTATCTTTTTACAAAAAGCTCAGATGAGATAACAGATATACTGAATCAGTATAAATTAATAGATTAAGGAGAAAAAATGAAATTATCTAAACTTACAAAAATTAATGAGTCATACACTATCTATCGTTACGATAACGGTTTTCGTTTTGAAGCAGGCGGTCGTGATGCTGAGAATGAGTACAAGAACGTTAATTTAATTCTTAACAGCGAAGAAGAACTAATTGAAGTTATTCAGGAAGCAAACGCAATGGAAAAGGAGGATTAAACATGGCAGTAAAACCAATAATTATTTTTGGTAATAAAGATTTAGCTGAAATGGCTAAATTTTACTTTACTCAAGTAGGTAGACGTGTAGCAGGATTCACAATGGATAATCCTGAAAGCGATACGTATAAAAAATTACCTATGTGGGATGCAGAAACTATACATCTTGATTGTCCTTATACTGAGTATGATATGTTTGCACCTATTTATAGTAATATTACGAGACAAAAAATTTATGAAAGACTACTAGGACTAGGGTATAAACTAGTAAATTTTGTACACGAGACTGCTCATGTATGGGATTCAGGTATGGTAAGTAGAAACCAAAATGTCTTCATACAAGAACATAATAATATTCAGTATGGAACTACTATAGGTGATAATAATATTTTTTGGGCAGGTAATCATATTGGGCATCATAGCATTATCGGTGCTCATAATTATTTTAGTTCTCACGTAGTATTATCAGGACACTGTAAAGTAGGTAACGGTAATTATTTTGGTGTAAATTGTACAATTAAAGATGCTATGAGTATAGCTAGTGGTAATTTTTTTGGTGCTAACTCGTTTATTTCTAAAAATATAGATACAGATAATACATTATATTTTGGAACACCAGCTACTCCTAAAGGCGATGCCAAAAAGTATATGTAATGTGGACAAACAAAAGAATTATTTTTAATAACCGAAGAGCGCAACTACCCGTAGCAGAATTTACAGATGAGGTTTTTAATATCTACTATACCTCAAGAAATGTAAAAAACCAAAATATGGGTTACAAACTTACTTTAGATAAAAACTTTAATGTTTTAGATGATAAACTTATACTAGAACCTGGAAAGCCAGGTTCATGTGATGTTTCTGGAGTAATGCCTACAGCCATTTGGGGTCGTAATTTATATTATATTGGGTGGACTCTTAGGCATGATGTTCCTTATTATAATTATACTTGTTTAGCTCAAGAAGAAAATGGTAGATATACAAAACTAGGTCCAGTGCTTCATGCAGATACAATAGGTGATGGTTATACAGGAACATTAGCTCTTCTACATACTCATCACACAAAGTTTGCATATTATTTAAATTGTATAGATTGGCTACCAGACGAAAATAATAGTCTACAACCAAGTTACAACATTGGTTTAGCAGTAACTAAAGATGGAATTAATTTTAGTAAAATGAAAGACCCAGCTATAGACCTTGAAGGAGAAGAAGCAGGAATTTCTTCGGCTACAGTGATTGAGCATGAAGGTGTGTATCACATGTGGTTTTCTGTACGACACGCTAAAGAGTTTAGGACAAATCCAGATAAGGCTTATAAAATTAAGCATGCAACATCTAAAGATGGTTGGAACTGGACAAGAGATGATAAATTTGGTATTATACCAGAATATGAATTTGAATCAATTATGTGCGCTTATCCCTCTGTGTTAAAAATTGATGATTCGCTATATATGTTCTACAATGGCAATGGTTTTGGAGAAACAGGTATAGCTTTAACCACAATGGAAACAAAATATTTATGAAAATCACTGAATATCACGAAAATGGGTATACCATCGCTAATAAACTAGTAGAGCCTACGTTTTTAGATGAAATTGTAAGAACTATAAAAGCTCCTTTTTACAAACAAATAGAGCATTTTGGTTATAGTTCTATGATTGATCTTTATGAGGAAATGCCTGATATTTTTATGAATTGTGCAAAGCATGCTCAATGGAATTTACAACTTCATCATCTTGGAGTTATGTTAGGATATAAAGTAGGTGCGTTTATGCAAAGAGAACCTCTTATTAATATCTGTACTCGCCCTGTGGTATATTTTAATAATCTTAAAACGGCTAAGAAAGCAGTAAATCATACTACTCCTGCACATGCAGATTCTATATCGATGAAAGGATCAGAAGATGCAGTAGTGGTTTGGGTTCCTCTTATAGAGATGTCAGAGGAGCATGGATTTCTAGAAATAGCTCCTAAAAGTCATATATTAGATCACTCTATTAAAAAATTCGAAGATGGTTTTGGAAACGTAGATGAAGAACTATTTACTTTTGAACCTATCAAAATTAAAAAAGGCGATGTATTAATTTTTAACTCAAATTTAGTTCATAGAAGTGGAAAACTACAAAACGATAAAGTAACTAGATGGTCTGCACATTTTAGATTTAATAATATGTATGATGAACGTTTTATTACTAACGGCTATCCTCACCCTTATGAGTATAAAAATATAACATGATAGATATATATTTTAGAACATCTTCCAATAAAAAACCAACAGCAAGACCATCATGGTTTAGTTATGAAAAATGCTGGAACAATTTAATACAAACTAGAATGAATAATCCTATTACCGTAATCCATGACGGACCTGTTGAAAAACCTAGTAAATATGAACAACACGAAAACGTAAAAGTTATAGAAATAGATTCTGAAAAAATATTACCTAAATTATTAGAAGAATGGGAAAATAGTAACGAAACATACTGGGATAGAGACTCAAAAGGTCAAACATATGAAAAAAGAGTTGAAGCACCTGACAGAGAAAAAGCTGCGGGTTTGTTAATGTATCAACAAATATATTCTAATTTAGATACTGATAAAGGTAATGATTTAATATATATAATTGAAGATGATTATCTACACCTAGGAGCTTGGCCTATGGTTCTAGAAAATTTATACGAATGCCACCCGCAAATAACATACTCAACTCTGTATGATCACCCTGATAAGTATACACAGAGATATACAAATATTAAAACCCCTTTAATTATTAGTAACTTTTCTCATTGGAGATTTGTGCCTAGTACTTGTGGAACTTTTGCTTGTAGAATCAAAGATTTTATCGAAGATAAAGATATTCACATGGATAACCTAGGAGATCACAATAAGTTTATTAAATTAGCAGAGAAAAGAAGAAGCATAGCTTCCCCTATACCAGGTATAGCTACTCACTGTGTTGAGCCTTGGATTTCACCTTTTAGAAGTTGGACAGAAGTATGATTAACTTTATACCTATAAAAAACTTTAATAATGAAACATTTATTAAATATTTAAATTCTAGCATATCTATAAATCAAATGACCAATTATGGTCCTAATGTTCAATTATTAGAAAAACGAGCTAGAGATATGCTTAAAATACCCGAAGAGTTTGATGTTATTGCTACAAGCAACGGAACTACTGCGCTACACACTGTTTTTTGGTCATTTGAACGACAAAAGATGAAAAGTTTGAATAAAGCAGTACAAAATTTTACGTTTCCAGCTTCAGCACAAGGGGTTATGTCAGGAGCTACAAAGATTGATTTTGATATTTCTTATAATATTGATTTAGCACATAGTTTAATGCAAAAATACTCTGAAGTTATTTGTATAACAAACCTATTCGGACATTTACAAAATCTTGAATTAATAGTGAACAGGCTAAAAGCTGCTGATAAGATAGTTATATTTGATAATGCTGCCACACCTTATTCATTCTATAGAGGTATTAACAGCTGTGCATTAGCTGATGGATCTTGTGTATCTTTACATCATACAAAACCTATCGGATTCGGAGAAGGAGGTTTAGCTATAGTTAGAAAAGAAGTTTCAAAGTTTGCCAGAGAAGCTATAAATTTTGGGTGGGTAGACGGTGCTTTTAATGAGAGAGGCTCAAATTTTAAAATGAGCGAGTTAAGTGCTGCAGGAATTTTACAATACTGGGATAGTTTTAATATTGACGAAATGGCTAAAATATACAGAGAAAACTATTTTGAAATGACTTATAAACTAGCAGCAAAATATGGTGGTAAGTCACACCCTAATAACTCTGATGAAGAGGGTTTCTTTCCTTCAAATTTACCTTTTATCTTTTCAGAGCCTATATTACCAGAACAAATAAATGCAGATGTAGAGATTAAAAAATATTATCAACCTTTAGAAAATTTACCTGTTTCAAATGACTTATATAGCAAAACATTAAATTTTCCTATTCATGAGAGATATGATATATGAAAATAGCCACAGTTACTGGAGTCGGTGGTTTCATCGCTACAAATTTAACTTTTGAACTACTCAATCGAGGTTGGAAAGTTTTTGGGGTAGATGCAGAAACAAACGTTTCAAATGTTGATCAAATTGGTGAAATGATGAAATCTCCAAACTTTACTTATGCAAAAAGTAAAATTCAAGATCTAGATTGGATTCCTGAATGTGATGTGTTATTTAACCTAGCAGCAGAAAGTCACGTTGATAATTCTATTGAAGCTTGTTCTGAATTTATTGACTCAAATATCCATGGTGTTCGTAATTTACTAGAAATTATTGATAAAAATATAACACGAAGTACAGATAAGCCTTTATTTTTTCATTTTTCTACCGATGAAGTTTATGGAGATCAATTAAAAGATAAGGTTACGGAAGAATCACCTCTTAAGCCGAGTAATCCATATTCAGCTACAAAAGCAGCTGCAGATATGTTAATTCAGTCATGGGCTAGAACACACGGTTTAGACTATATAATTGTAAGACCTTCAAATAATTATGGAGCTTTTCAATATCCTGAAAAATTTTTACCTTTATCTATTAAAAGATTACAGAGAGGTAAAAAAATCAAATTACATGATGGTGGAAACCCTATCAGAACTTGGACGCATGTTCACGATACTATATCTGCTGTTATGCTTTTATTAGAAAAAGCCGATAGAAACCGAATTTATAATATCTCATCAGAATTTGAACAATCTAACTTAGAAACAGCAAAGAAAATAATCAGTACATTTTACTTGGGTAAACCAAATAGAAAAATTCCAGATTTTGAAAAGCACATTGATACAACGTATAAAAGACCTGGACAAGATGTTAGATATGCGTTAAGATGTGATTATCTTAAACAGTATGGTTGGTTTCCACAGAAAAATTTTGATAATGAGATTGAAGCTCTTGTTAGTCACTACAGAGAAAGGTTTGTTTGGTAATGAAAGTGTTTATAACAGGTGTTGCAGGATTATTAGGTAGCAATCTAGCAAAATATTTATGTCAAAAGAAAATAGAAGTTGTTGGTATAGACAACTTAATCGGCGGCATCAAAAGTAATATTCACCCTAATATTCAATTTCATACTGCAGATATACTTAGTACAGATTCTTTAAAACAGTTGATGTGGGGATGTGATATTGTAGTGCATTGTGCATCTTTACCGTACGAAGGATTAAGTGTGTTTTCTCCTAAAATAACAGTAGAAAGTATAGTATCAGGTACTGTATCTGTTGCCTCAGCTGCTATTGCTAATAATGTGAAGCGATTTATTAACTTTTCATCAATGGCAAGATATGGTAGAGGAGTTCCTCCGTTTTTAGAAACTCATAAAACAGCTCCTGTAGATCCTTACGGTCTTGCAAAAATACAAGCAGAGGAACAACTAGAACTTTTAAGTAAAATTCACGGCCTAGACTACACTACCGTTGTGCCACATAATGTAATTGGTGTTGGTCAGAGGTTTAATGATCCCTATAGAAATGTCGTTGCCATTATGATTAATAGAATATTATCTGGTAGATCGGTAATAGTGTATGGAGACGGTGAACAAAAACGCTCTTTTAGTGATGTTAGTGATTGTATTGATGCTGTATATAAAATAATGACAAGTGATAGAAACCTTAAAGGTCAAGTTTATAATATTGGCCCCGATGAAAATGAGATAACCATTAAAGCTCTTGCATATAAGATAGGCCATTTAGCAAACATGTACCCAGAGCTTGAACACTTTCCTGATAGACCTACAGAAGTAAAAAATGCTTATTGTTCAAGTAATAAAATAAGAAAAGAATTTAATTACAATGCATCTGTACCTTTAGATCAAACTTTAAAAGATATGATAAGTTGGATTAAACCAATTAGAAAAGCTTTTGAATATCATTTACCTATTGAGATAGAAAACGAAAATACCCCAAGAACCTGGAAAGAGAAACTAATATAATGCAAGTCATAACCCCTTATGTATTTGAAGAAGAAATTGCAAGTCATCAAATAAATTTTATGGATTATGATGTATATTATGAAAAAGACATTGCTGGAATAGGTTCAGATTTAATGTTCCAAAAAATGTGGAATAAGTTTCCAGATAAGGATATTTTTATTCTCCATGCCGATATGGGAGTACACGATGAAGACTGGAATACTAAAATAAAAGAGTATGCCAAAAATTATCCAAATGCTGGAATGATTGGTTGTTTATTACTATACCCAGCTAAAGACGAAAAAGGTAACTATTATATACAGCACGCAGGAGGTAAATTTACCAACGATGTTCCTGATCATTATGGAAGTGGTCTAAATCTTGAAATGGGTAAACGATTTAAAGATGATTTAGAAATTGACACAGGACAGTACGATGAGGTTAGAGAAGTTGCTTGGACAACTTTTGGAGGATTATATATTCGTAGAGAGGTAATCAATAAAGTTGGTAATTTTTCTCCAGAATATGAGTGGACTTACAATAGGGATGTAGACTATTGTTTACAAGCTAGAAAACTAGGATATGATATTTTAAATGTTCCTGTGCGACTTTTACATCACGAATCACGGGATAATAAAAGAATAAAAGACGATTCTAAATTAAAGATGGAAATGAGAAACCTTAAAACATTACAAGAAAAATGGAAAGGGACAAAATGGTACACGACCCTGGGGTAAAATGCGGAGAAAAATGTTTTGATGAATAGATTTATTACAAAAGAAGAGCTAACTAAGACACTTAACAAAAAGCCTGCACAACTTTTTGCAGGTTTAGGTATACTAGTTTGGTTAGCAGGAGCATTTGTGTTGATGTTACCGCTTGTATTATGGACTTTGTGTTTAGCCATAATGTTTTACCCACTGTGGTATATAGAAAATAAGATTAGAGGAGAAGAAAAAATTAATGGTTAAAATATCAAAAGAATATGTTGAAGGTTGTTTAAAGTTAGCAGATAGCGAAAACTCAAAACTTACTATGACAGAAAGAGAACTAACAGGAGACAATTCTCCTAAACTTAAGAGCTTTTTAAATAATTTGTGCGCTAAAGATGGTACTAATTACTTAGAACTTGGAGTATACAGAGGAGCCAGTTTAATAAGCGCTATGTATGGTAATCTTAAGACAAAAGCAGTGGGGGTAGATAATTTTTCATATGATACTAAAGAAGTTAAAAAAGTACCTCCAAAAGGTTATATTTGGAGTAATGTTCAAAGTGCTCTGCACGATCGTATTAAAGTTTATACTAATACCCACGGTGCTAAAGTATTTGCACACGAAAATGTTAAGATTATTGAAGAAGATTTTACGAAAATAGAATGGCAAAAACAACCTAGATTCGATGTAATCAATTTTGATGTACTACCTATTACATACGATAATCTTGATGCACTATTTGATTTAGTTATAAAAAAAGCAACAGGACCAGAATGTGTTGTAGTAATAAACGGTTATTCTGATATTCAAAAATCTCAATGGGTAGATAATGCTCTTAAAACATACTCGAAAGACTTTGAAATTGTTTTTAAAGAGCAGAGAGTGTCTAGTAGTCAAAGAGATCATTTTGGTTATTATAGCGGTATTTGTATAGTAGGACTAAAAAGAAAAACTAGTACAAACAGTAAACCAATAACAAAGAGTGTTAATAAATGATTAAAAAGAGTGTTATAAGTTTGATTAGCTACGATGCTGAATATCTTCCAGCAAGCATCAAAACATACTATAATTATGTAGATGAAATTGTGCTTGGGTTAGATAAAAATAGAGTTACTTGGAGTAAGAATAATTTTACTTTTGATGAGAGTAAGTTATGGCAAGAACTAAGTGCTCTTGATGGAGATAGTAAAATTACTATAGTTGAAGAAGATTTTGTAAAATCAGATAAGCCTATAGAGAATGATAACTATGAAAGAAATTTTTTAAAAGAACAGTGTTCAAATGATTGGATATTTTCTTTTGACGCAGATGAAGAACTTTTAAATGCAAAAGATTTCTTTACTTGGTATTGTCCCATAGTAGAACCATATTACAAAACAGCTGATATAATGATGACATGGGCAACTCCCTTTAAAACTATTGATGACAAAACTTTAGTTATTGCAGAACCTAACGGTAACGCTTTTTTAAAAGAACCACAAGGAGTAGTTACATCAAAAGACAGCACATATGTATTCGCAAGATGGACAGATAAAGCGCAGAATCAATCTAAAAGATTAGCTTCTCCTCTTATAGCTTTACACTGGAGTCTTTGTAGGAAAAAAGATGATTTGCACCAAAAAATACATAATATAGGACATAGTGATATTGTAGAAAATGATCCTTTTTATAAAATATGGAACGAAATAACACTAGAAAATCATAAAAACTACGTTAATTTTAAAACTTCTGGTATGGGTCCGCAATGGCCCGCTTTAAGAGCTGTGCCCACAGCCCAACTTAAAGATTTCTATCTTGCTTTTGCAAAAGGAGTATATCAATGATAATAGAAATAATTGGAAAATTTTATGATAACCAGTCTCTTACTATAATTAATAGAGAATTAGCTATAGGATTGGCAAACAGTAATGACGTTTATATTACTCCTCTTGATTCAATTAATCCAAGTGCAAAAGTTAGTAAAAACAAAATAAAAAAGATTATAGAACTTGAAAATAGACATTGGACTGATGATACCGTACCTGATATTCAAATAAGACATAGCTATCCTCCTATCTGGAGATGGCCAGTACACGAAAAAACTAAAGTTGTCTACATCCAACCATGGGAATGGCAAAAAGTGCCTTTTGAGTGGCAGTATAAATGGGAGCAGTTTGCAGATGCTTTAATTGTTCCTAGTGCTTGGGAGGCTGAAAATATACTAAATGGAGGTTTAAACCCTGAAAAATTGCACGTTGTGCCTAATGGATATGATCCTGAGGTGTTTAATAAAAAAGATAAAGCACCTGTTGCAGGCGTAGATCCTAATAAGTTTAATTTTATATTTGTAGGGTGCCCTCAGTGGAGAAAAGGTCTAGATATTGTTTTAAACGCTTGGTCAAAAACATTTGTATCCGCTGATAACGCGAGACTTATTATTAAAGATACTCCACAAGTATATGGAAATAACAATATACTTAATGAAATTGTTAAATTACAATACAATACGAGTTGTGCAGGTATACTATATTTAGATGATAATTTTTCACAAGAAGAGATGGCAGCTATATATAAAAATAGTAAAGCAGTAGTACATCCTTATAGAGCTGAAGGGTTTGGAATGCACGTACAAGAAGCAGTAGCATCTGGTTGTGTGCCAATAATTTCTAATAAAGGACCAACTGATGAATTTATACCTAGTGTGGGGCTTGATTTAGATATGAGAGAGCAAAATATAAATATCAATGCGACTGAAGTATTTGCTCTTAAACCTGGAGATGCAACCACAATGATGAGCACTCATACAACTGTGCAAGAACCTACGGTTGATTCTGTAGCCAATGCGATGAGATCTCTTTATACACATCATCATAAAGACCAGTTTTTTGACAAGGTAAACAATTTTAATCTTGAAAATTCTTGGGAAAATGTTATAGTCAGGTATAACGAAGTATTAACTAAGATTAATACTAAATTGAAAACAGATAGGAATAAATAAATGGCAGTTTATACTCAAACTAATGCCCCCGTCTATACTATTGATAATGTATATTTACAAACACACGTTGAAACGGCGGCAAATAGTCAAAATAAAACAGATTATACTTGGAGAGTAGCTTATACACTTTCAGGTCAGGATCAAGCAATCTATATGTGTGGTGGAACAGATCAAGAAACTGATGTAAATGCAAGTACCCCAATTATAGATGTTAGACTTGCAAAAGATGATTTTATAGCAAATGTTGTACCTTTCATTAATACTCACGCAACTGCGATGACACAAACCTCAGAGACTGAAAAGAATGACTGGCGCTCTTAAAGAAAAACTACTGTGGGATTTTCACGGTAACGCACCTATCATAGATGAAACACAGACAGAATTACCTACAATCACTAAAAAAGCAGCCATTTATATAAGCTCAGTTTTGACAGAGGGTGAGATGTTTAGATTTGGTATAGCAGGCGGAGGTTGCAGTGGTTTTCAGTATCTATTTGATATTGCACAAGCGCCTGATAGTAATGACGTTTGTTTTAGTACAGACCCAATTGCGATTATTGATAAAGAAAGCTTAACTTATCTCAGAGGGTCTGAGATTGATTTAGAAGACTCAGGACTTAACAAACAGTTAAAAGTTACAAATCCTGGTGCTAAAATGAGTTGCGGCTGTGGAACTAGCTTTGCTTATGATGATGCTTATTGGGAACAAATTATGGCTCAAACAGAGACTGAATGACGACACTTGACCATATAGTAGTGTTTCTTACTACCTTATTTATATATTTACACGTTAAGCAATTATTATCAGTAGGCTCTGTTTACATTATGAATGCTTTATTAGGTGTTTGGCTATCTTTGACCATATTTGATATGTATGCCCGTTGGAGAACTAAATGACTAATTACAAATGGATTATTAATGAAAGTAAACTTCCTTGGTTAAAATTAGATATTAACATACCTCACGAAGAGATGCTTCAAGAGGCCATATCGTTAAAAGACGAGTTCACCAAGCATAGAGATGAAGATAAATCTCCTGATTCAGGTTCTTATTCTCATAAAGGTTGGAGGAGTTTATGTATACATGGAATAGATCCCTATAAAACAAATCATTTTGTACAGTATGGTTATAAAAGTCATGACGAAACTCCCTATAAATGGACTGAAATCTGTGATAGATGTCCTGTCACTACAAAGTTTTTTAAAGATATATTTCCTTATAAAAGATACTTCAGATTACGATTTATGTTACTAGAACCAGGCGGATATATAACTCCTCACAAGGATTCTGATGTAAATAAACTTTCTCCCATAAATATTGCTTTAAGTCACCCAAAAGGTTGTAATATGAAAATGAAAGGACACCATGGGTATGTTCCTTTTACTCCTGGAGATGCAATGTTATTAGACGTTGGTAATATTCATGCCTATATAAACAAAAGTAACGAAGATAGATATCATATAATAGTTCATGGAGTGCATGATAAAGCATATGAAAAATTAGTGGAGCGTAGTTATGAGAAAAATGGGCGTTGATAAAAAGTATGTTCTTGGTATTTATGATGATAGAACAACAATTCCAAATCTAGACTTAGCGCAAAAATCAAAAGAGTTAACTGAGTTTTTTTCAAGATTTAAATACTTTGGTCCTATGGTAAGGGGAACTTCTGTAAATCAAGTGTTAGATAAAGCTTGTGAAATTGAAGGAGCAGAATACTGTATTGTACAGTGTGTAGGACATTTAATAAAAACAAGTGAGTTTTTCAAGTTTATTGAAAAGTGGATAGAAATAAAAGACTTTTTTGTAACAGGGCATATAATGGATAGTCATACAGACAATTCACAGAGCAGAGGTGGTAACAAATATTATGGTCTTCATAAACAATGTATACTAGTAAATTTAAATTACTACAAAAAATTTGATAAACCAGTTTTTGGAGATAAACAACTAGAACCTTCAGAGACTCTCGCTGCAGCTCGTAGACACGCAAAAAATATACATGATGATTATACTCCTTTAGCCTTAATGCCTACAGAAGATACTTGTATTTGTACCCCATATGTTGATGGCTGGAACTTTGTAAATAAGTCTTTAGAGAATGGGCTTACTGTATACAACTTTCACCCTAAAATAAGAGGAGCAAAACAGTATCTATATCCAGCAAAAGGTGTACAAGTGCTTCAAAATCAATTGGCTTGGATTAATAATATTGTATCCTTTGCAAAAGACTGTGTATTTATATGGAATACTGAAAACTATATTGATTTAAAGTATTTAAAGTTTCCTAAAGATAGAAAGATTAAAAAACTTTATTGCGTTGCCGCAGCCTTTAAACCAAATATGATACTACATAAATTTGGATTTGATGAAGATACTGAAGTTGTTTATTTTGATTATAGTAAACAAGCACTAGCATTTAAGAAATTACTTGTTACTCAGTGGAATGGAGTAGATTATCCCACATTTGTGAATGATGCTATTAAGAAACACGGCATAAATGTTACAGGAGGTAATGAAACACAGTTTTTAAGTGATTCAGAATTATGGACAAGAGAGTTAAAATGGTGGAAGGAAAGTGACAATTTACAAAATCATTGGAATAGGTATAGAAAATTAAAACATACTTATGTTCATATGGACTTATGTGAAAATCCTGAAGAATTATACCCACACATAACAGACGAAGAAGATTCAGTTATATGGTGGAGTAATGCATTTCATACAGTTAATGCCCATTACGTTAGAGGTTTACAAGGCGTTACAAAATGTTATAATGACTGGTTAAGTAATCTTGAAAAACGAAATAAAAATTTATACCTCCTAGGAAAAGATTACTTAGATCGACCTGTTGAGGGAGGTACCTTAAAGGAATATTTAGATGAATACAGACAAACTTAGATTATTTAAAAATATAGATGAAGTAAAAGAGTATGCTAGAGTAAATGGTTATGATACTCCAGAAGCTAATGATTTAATTAAGCAATGGGAAGAAATAGATAAAACTCCTAAAAAAATTAAAAAGAAAAAAATATTAAGCATATTACCTGAAGATGATGATACTGTTGAGGTAAAGTGAGTACCTATAGATATTTAAAATTTAACTTAGAATCTGATCTATTAGCTGAATGTAAAAATTTAGTTTATTATAATTATGATGATAGAGATTTAAAAAATGCTATTACTGCTTGTGCTATTAGAAGTCCTGACGGTAAACCTAATAATATGTTTAAGGTAAATCCTGATATTTGCAGTAATTACATGTTTACTAGTATTGTAGGGTCAACACCTAAGCTTATGAGTGAAATTAGTAAATTTAAATGTAATACTGCAAGAATAAGAATTTTAAAACAAGAACCAAAAAATGTAACGCCAATACACATTGATGAAGAAAATTGGCACAACCCTCCTGAAAAACACTTAAGAATTTGGATTGCAATTAACCACAATCCTAACTTTATTTGTGTTTTTGGTAAAGATGAAATATGCTTAGAAAAAGGTCAGGGTGTTGTTTTTGATCCAGATACTCCTCATGGAGCAAAAAATATAGACAGTTCAGAAGCGAGATATTCGCTGAATATGATTGTCAAACCTAACAAATGGTTAAGAGAGAATACTATTGAATATTGATTTTGGCACTGCTTTTCATAAACCAAATGGAAACGCAGTAAAAGTAACTTTAAATGAGTTTAGAGATAAACTATATTTACACATAAGAGAATATTCTATGGATGGAGATACCGGTCAATGGTACCCAACTAAAAGTGGATTTTCGCTACTAGCAGATGAAACAAGTTCGCTACTTCCCTTATTAGAAGCAGCCAGCCAAGAAGTAGCCAAGCAATATATTCGTAGTAATCAATTAGAATTAGATTTGGAGATAACAAATGAGCGTTAAAGCTTGGAATGATGAAGAAGAAGCAAAACTTGTAGAAATGTATGTAGAGAGTGATATAAAAGATGTTTATACATTAGCAGATCATTTTTCTAAAGGTTACAGATCTGTTATAAGTAAGCTAGTACAATTAAAAATTTATGAGAAACCTGTAATAGATCATGGAGAAAAAGGACAAACAGTTAAAGTTATGCTTCGTGAAATAGAAGAACTACTTGGAATTCAAGTAGAAGGTACAAACCTTAACAAAAAGGAAAATCTTTCTTCTCTATTGGCCGCAATTAAAAGTAAAATAAATTAAATGATTAAAATTAATTGTTTATCTAGTAACTCTATGATTAAACAATTTTGTGAGACATTAAAAATTGATTGCGAAGTAAATGAAGACGCCGATTTATGTGAATATTACATAAAAGGTTATGATTTTAACTCTCAACCTGAGTTATTCTCAAAATTATTAAGTAAAATAGATTGGGAGTTTATTAGTAAAAATAATAAAAAACTTATCTTTACTCATTTGATTATATATCATTTAGCTAAATTTGAAGAAGTCTTAACTTACTACATTGAAAAATATAATTGTCAAGACAAGGTTTTTTGGTATAGTTTTAATCCTTACGAGCTAACTTTTAAAAGATTAAATAAAAAAATCAATATTGCTTATTTTGACCCCTTAAATCATATACATATGGAAGCTAATTTGCATATTGGTAAGTGGAGTTACTTTCAAGGTAGTGAATTAAAAAGTTTTAATGAAGCTGATAAATACTTTATATCAACAAATCATAGACACGCAACTCATAGAGTTCTTAGTAATCATTTATTAAATACTAAAAAACTAATCAAAAAAGGTTATTATTCATTTTATCCCCCAGAAAATAATATTTACCATAATAAGCAACAACTAATTATAGATTTTGAAAAAAATTTAGAATCAATAAATAATTACAAACTAGATATAAATAAAATTTGTGATGATATGAATTTCACTCATTTACTCGACAAAAGTGTGGCATCTCATTTTGGACTATATCCATCTACTGCAAAATTTTATGAAAGATCACTAGTAAGTCATGTTACAGAATCATCGGTGTCTAATACTGAAATATTCCTTACTGAAAAAACATATCTTCCTCTTTTGTTAGGAAGACCTTTTTTGCTTATCGGCAATAAAGATAGTTTAAAATTTTTAAAAAAATATTATGGATTTAAAACCTTTGATAAGATTTTTGACGAGTCCTATGATAATGAAAAATGTTTTATAAAAAGAACCATGAAAGTTACAAACGAGCTTGATAAGTTTTGCTCTTTACCTTTTTCTGTAGCAAAAGAAAAAGTTGAAAGTATTTCTCATATATTATTACATAATAGAAAAGTTTGCGAAAGTTTTAACCCTGCCTATTTGTTCAGGAAAATGATAATGAAAATAACAGAAGGATAGTATATGTATGTAAGATTAATTAGTTATTCTAAACCAGATAACATTATTGGTATAGATAATATTCAAGATTTAATTGCTTATTGTGCTAGAGTTAGTAATCCCGCTAACCAAATGAATAAGGAAACAAGTGAAAAATTGATAAGATATTTGATTAAACATGGACATTGGTCACCTCTTGAGATGGTGTCAGCCTGTTTAGAAATAGAAACTACTAGAGATATCGCACACCAAATAGTAAGACATCGTAGTTTCTCTTTCCAAGAATTTAGTCAACGTTATGCTAATCCCGCTGAGATGGGCGATCAGTTTGTTCTGCGTGAAGCAAGATTGCAAGATACTAAAAATCGTCAGAACTCTATTGATACTGACGATGTTAACCTTCAAGACAGCTGGGAAGTAATTCAAAAAGATGTTATAAATGCAGCAGAATTAGCTTATAACTGGGCACTAGAAAACGGTATTGCAAAAGAACAAGCAAGATCTGTATTACCTGAAGGCAACACTAGAACTAAACTTTATATGAATGGCTCTATAAGAAGTTGGGTACACTACATTGAATTACGAAGTGGTAATGGCACACAAAAAGAACATATGGAAATTGCAAGAGGCTGTGCTTATGAACTCAAATCTATATTCCCTATGATAATGGAATTTGTAAATGACTGAATACGATTCTACTAAAGAATGGCAAAAACTTTATGAAGATATTGAACCAAAACTTTATGAAGACAGTGAGCCAGAACGTTATTATGATTGGATGTTATGGAAATTGAGACAAGAAAGAAAAAAAGAAGAAGAGAAAAAATATATTTATGAGTCGCCTGACAAAGGCAAAACAATTTATAGACGAGAAATGGGCAGTATGAAAAAAGAAAAATTAGTACAAAAAGATAAATCTCCTTTTATTCAATACGGTAAAGATGAGCATGAAGTATATCTATCAGCCGATGCTGTAGAAAAATTATCTAAACAAAATGGAACTGTGTCAATCAATGACATGGTAAACCACCCACCACACTATAACAAAGGCATAGAAACAAATGACTATATAAAGTCATGGGATATGAACTATGCTCAAGGTAATGTAATTAAATATGTTACTAGATATAATTTAAAACATAGCGATAAAAGAAAACAAAGAGAAGATTTAAGTAAAGCCAAATGGTATCTTAATGATTTAATTACTCAGCTGGAAGAGTCCATCAAAGATTAACTTTAAACTTTCTTAATGATTAATTTTTTTATATTATATTTATATGAATTACAAAGAACTCAAAGAGCTAATCCAAAAGCACAACAAAGCATATTATGACAACTCAGCCTCTGCAATAGCAGATGCCGACTACGATCAGCTATATGACAAGTTGGAGGCTGTGGAGAAGGCTCAAGGTTGGAGAGACCACGATTCACCTACAAAGCACGTAGGTGGCGCTCCAGGTAAGGTAAAACATCCTTATAAACTATACTCACTTCGTAAAGTGTTTAACGAAGATGAAGTAGATAGTTTTATGAGTATCAAACTCCCGAAGATTGATGGCACTAATCTTTCTCTAATTTACCGTAATGGAAAATTAAAGATGGGTTTGACCAGAGGTAACGGTGAACATGGTAAAGATGTCTCGCATCTTATCGGAATGTTAAAAGGGTGTCCTACAAAAATTGATACACAATATGAAGAAGTTGTAATCAATGGAGAGTGTGTAACTGACAATACAGTAGATAATTATCGAAACTATGTTAGTGGTGCGCTTGGTCTTGACAGTCCTTCTGAGTTTGCTCAAAGAAACATAAAGTTTATTGCACATGATTGGCTTGGTGTAAACATGAATTACACTCCAAGAATGAAAGTAATAAAAAATATGGGTTTCTTTACTGTGTTAGATGCAGAATCATGGAACTATCCTATGGACGGCACTGTGTTCAGAACTGATAGCTGGGAAAAAGAACAAACTCTAGGACATACTGGAAAGTATCCTAGATTTGCAGTAGCTCTTAAACAAAGAGAAACTGAAACAGCAATTACTACTTTACAAGATGTTCTTTGGACAATTGGTAGAACAGGTAGTGTTAACCCAACAGCTGTAGTAGAACCTGTAGTAGTAGAAGATGCTACTATATCAAGGATAACTTTGCACAACATAGATTTCATTGAGCAACACGATCTAGGCTTAGGTGATACTATCAAGATTGAAAGATCAGGTGGTGTTATTCCTAAGTTCCTAGAAGTGATTGAACACTCTAAACACAATCTTAAAATTAATCAAGCACACGCAGAAAAAGCCATTGGACAAAAAGTTGTAAGAGATGGCCCAAAACTAATGACAAAAAGTGGTGAAGGAGATTCAGTTAAGTTTTTAGAATACTTTATAAGAACCATGCAAATAAAAGGTCTTGGCCCTGCATCAATTAAAAAATTAGGACTTATGCACCCCGTAGATTTATACAGTAACGTAAACTGGGATAGACTAGGTGCAAATGGCGCAAAGATTGAACAAGAGATTGAAAGAACTAAGACTAAACCTTATATGACTGTATTAGCAGCATTAGGAATTGAAGGTGTAGGTAACGGGGGAGCTAAACTTATTATTCCCCACATTCCAGCTTTCAGAAATTTAAGAGATATTGAATTTGCAGAGATCAAAGGAATTGGTCCTCGCACAAAAGAATCTATACTTTCTTGGTTAGACGAAAACGAAGAATGGGTACTCGAACTGCCATTACAACTTGAACAAGAAGTAACGGTAGAAGAAGTATCTCAAACTGTAAAAAAAGTCTGTATTACTGGAAAGCTAGATATGACTCGCAATCAACTTGTGAGTATTTTAGAGCCTTTAGGGTTTAAAAATACAAGTACTGTAACAAAGGACTGTTATGCCCTAATTACAGGAGATACTGGTAGTTCAAAACATACCCGTGCTACTCAACTAGGTGTTAAGATAATTGACTATTGGTCAAGTAAAAAAAATGTGTTATCTGGTGATTTTTAATAAAAATAAAAATAACCAAGAAACCACAATAAGTTAATTTGTAGTTGCTTGTAATATAAATCTTAGATATACTCTTTATATCAAGTCAAGAAGAGAACAAAACTTCTTGAGTACATTAACAAAAGTTCGAAAGGAACACTAATATGTCAAAATTTGAATACACTGAAGACATGGTTAGCTCAATGCACGATGCGGCTGCATCAGGTGTTACTGAGGAAATCATCGAAAATCTTATGGGTGAGTTTGACTTCCCAAGACGTTCTGTAACCGCTAAATTAAGAAAACTAGGTTATGACGTTCCTAAAAAGCCAGGAGCTGCTCCTGTATTTTCAGCTGAAGAAACTGCTGAGTTATCTGAATATCTTCAAGCAAACTCAGGCACTATGACTGCTGAAGAAATTTCCGAAAGTTTTGCTGACGGAAAATTTACTGCAAGACAAATTAACGGTAAGGCTCTTTCATTAGAGATGACTTCACACGTTAAACCTGCAGAAAAGAAAGTTACACCGAGAACCTATTCTGAAGAAGAAGAAGGTACTATTCAATCAATGGTTGATGACGGTAAGTATCTTGAAGAAATCGCTGAGTCAGTTGGAAGAACTGTCAACTCAGTGAGAGGTAAATTACTTTCTATGGGTCTTAAAGCTCCGCAAAGAGATAAAAAGACTACTAAAAGTGATCCTTATGAGGGTATCGAAGATATGCTCGATCAAACTGTTGAGCAATTGGCAGAAGCATTTGACAAAACTGTCAGAGGCGTAAAAACAGTACTTACAAGACGTGCTCTTGCTTGTGCTGATTATACTCCAAAGTCTGCTCAAGACTAATTTACCTTTAAAGAGAGTCAGGAATATCTTGACTCTCTTCTTTTTTCATATGCTCTTGCAAGATATTTCAAATGAAGACTTAGATTCTATATTGGGTATGTCCTTACCTGGTAAGAAATCTTTTTTTGCCAAAATGATAAACAAACATTTTCCAGAGTTAAAAGAAGAAGATCCCATGTACAAAGACACTTTAGAGGCTTATCTTTCTAGTTTTTATGTCGAAAAACTATATCGCTCTAACAAATTTTTCCAAGAAAAGTTTGTAATGGTTTATACGAACACTGGTCTTGTTCGTAATGTTATTAACGAATTGTATTTCACAGACGACCATCTCATCACACATTAAACTTGCTAAACTGTTGACTTTTTAGTATAATCTAAATACTAGAGGAGTATTTAACATGGCAAGAAACCCAATCAAAGCAGATATACCTGAAGCTAAAATTCGTCAAGCAATTTGGATGCTAAAGGTTAATAAAACCAAAAAAGCAGTATGCGAGCATTTAGGTATTGCATATAATACTAAAAGACTTGACGCTATTATTGAAAATTTTCACGACAGATTAGCAAAAGAGGCTGCCCTTAAAAAAGCGGCTAGAACTAAAGTATTCACAACTGCAGAGAAACAATCCATTGTTGATTCATATCTGAGTGGAGATGCTCAATCAGCAATAGCTAAGTTACATCATATTTCTCCTGCAAGAGTCAAAAAAATATTAATTGAAATGAATATACCTATTAGAGCAAGAGGTAAAAATAAAGCTGCAAATGTTGAACACGTTATTCAAGACTTAGAAGTAAAATTTAAAAAAGGCGATAAAGTGTTCTATGCTGAAAAAAATTGTTTTATGCAAATTAGAGAAGTTTATGATGAAGATTGGTTAGACTTTCATGAAAATGGTTTTCAAAAATATATTGATATATACCCATTCAAACCTAATCCAAAAACTGGCATGGCTGGTAACTATCATGAGCCTGCTCAAGGAGTTCACTATGAGATATACTGGATGCTTGATGGCGAAACTTTACCTACTAGAAAACTTAATGCGTTCTTGCATCAACGTGATAAAGTTAGTAAAATATTAGAAGAAACAGGCAGAGAAAGTTATTTAACTTATCAGCTTGGCGATAATGGTGGTTATGCCACTCTCAAAAGAGATGTTCTATTTCCCGTAAAGGCTATTAATGGCAATTGATTTACAAAAACTCACTTTAAGACGATTGCTGGACACTCAAAGTAACGATCTATATTCAAGGTTACTTAATCAGTATTTTACGGGTATTAATCTTACTTTGTTTGAAAAAGTAAAATCTTTTTACAAAGCAAATATGCGACTACCTAGCACTGATGAAATATTGAGTCTACGGAAAGATATAGGGTTACAAGAGTATATTGAAAATCAAATTGTAAATGATGAAAATGTTTGTGACCAAATACAGAATGAGTTTTTAGTCTCACAACTACAAGATTATTATATTCGTGATGAAACTATACATTTTATGGATAAGTTTGTGGATCGTCTTGATGATTTAGAAAAAGTAGAAATTGTAGATCAATTTCAAAATCATTTATTACACCTAAATCAAGCTATACCTTACAATGATGAATTATATGACATAGCTGAATTAGACTTTTTTCCTTCTGAAGATGATTTCAAAATATTTCCTTCAGGTCTTAGTGCTGAATTTGACGCAGTTAATGGTGGTTTTGCTACACAAGAACTAGTATTACTAGGAGGGCGTAGAGGTTCGGGTAAGTCTATTATATCACTTAATATGGCGCTAAATAGATTTTTAGAAGGTAATACTGTTGCTTTTTTTACTATAGAAATGAGATACAAAGAAGTTTACGATAGAGTTCTTTCTATAATTAGTGAAGTTCCTTTCTTAGATATATTTAGGAATAAAACTACAGCACAACAAAAGATTGCTATGGCTAAAGCAAAGTTTAAGCATTTTTATAAACCTTCAAAAAAGATTGACGAACTGTTGAAAGAGCTAGAATATACTAAGGACTTTAAACTATTTGAACAAAAATTAAAAGTAGAAAAACCAGCAATGACAGATCATAGACTGTTTATGATTGATGATGAATCTTTGACTTTAAACAGAATAGATCACTACTGTAACATGTTCAGTTCTAAATATCCTAATTATAATCTTGCAGTTGTTGATTACGTCAATATAATAAAACATGATGATCAAAAAAATTGGCAAACTCAAATAACTATTGCAGAGAATCTTAAATCATTATCAAGAAAATATGATTTAACTATGATATCACCTTATCAGATAGATGCAACTGGCGAAGCTAGATTTGCAAAAGGTATTTTAGATTCTGCTGATAGGAGTTTCAACTTTTTTCCTCCACCTGAAGATGAAGATAGACAACTAAATAATAAAATTACAATACATACGACAAAGATTAGAAACGGAAAACATATGAGTTTTGATGTTTACATGAATTGGCCGTGTGTAAAAATAGACCCAGCACAATCAAATGTAATAAACGAAAAACCTCACGATGCTGTGAAGTTTGGAACAGATAAAAAAGAAGGATCAAAAGATATATGAACAGTTTAGAAGAAAAATTAAATAAATTAAAAAAATTATTAACCGAGCAACAACATCTTAAGAACCCTTTAGAAGTGTGGGATTATTTCTTAAAACTAATTCGGTACTGGGGTGTGTGTGATAATAGTCAGCGACTATTCTTAGATAAAGCAAAAATGATATTGTTGAATAATAAAAAATGGATTTAAAAGAAATATTAGATAAAAGGGGTGTTGAATATAAAAATACAAATAACCCTAGTGAAATATTAATATCTTGTACAAGTGGTTTACATGATGATAAATCGCCTTCATTATCCTATTCTCTTGAAAAAAATGTATTTCATTGTTGGAGTTGCGGTTTTGGAGGAGGTGTATCAAAATTTCTAGAAAGTATAGGAGAAATTACTAGAATACCTGTAGAGAGTAAACAACCCTTTAAAATACAAAAACTAAAAACTAAAATTAAGGCTGTAATTGAGATAGATGAGGTAAAACTTCCTAAAACGAGACAAACTTTTATAGGAGAATTCAAAAACATTTCAGGCGCAACGTTAAAAGAATTTCAAGCATTTACTACAGAAGAATTACAATTACATAATTATATTTGTGTTCCGATATATCAATTTGGTAAATTAAAATTTATTGAAGGAAGATATATGGGAAACGTATCTTCACAACCTAAATATTATAGACGACCTGCAAAAGGTAAGGTTAATAATATACTTTTTCCTTTAGATAAAGTAAAAAATACGAATTATATAATTTTAGTTGAAGGATTATTTGATATGTTAAATATGTGGCAGTTAGGTTATAAAAATACTCTATGTATTTTTGGTGCATCTAATTTTGGTAGAATTAAACTAGACCTAGTAGATAAAATTGGAGTAAATCGAGTTGACATCATGATGGATCCAGATGCTCCTGGACAAATGGCTGCTGATAAGATACAATCTTTATTAGATTCAAAAAATATTTATTCAAGAATAATAAAGTTACCATTAGGACATGATCCTGGTGATATAACTAAAGATATGGCAGAGGCAGTGTTAAAATGAAATTAGCAATCATTGGAGCAGGAGTTACAGGTATAACTACTGCATATTTTTTACGAAAAGCAGGACACGAGGTCACTGTAATAGATGCAAACATGCATCCTGCTATGCTTGCATCTCATGCTAACGGAGGACAACTATCTTCATCAAATGCAGAAGTATGGAACTCTTGGGCAAATGTATATAAGGGTATAAAATGGTCATTTAAAAGAGATGCTCCACTAAAAATGAGATATGACTTAGATTTCAAAAAATATAAGTGGCTAATACAATTTATGTCTAATATAAAACATGCAGAAGAAAACACTATTGAAACCACTCGTATGGCGATGGAGTCTATTCATTTAATGAGAACTGAGTTTTCAGACATAGATTATGAACAAAGTGATTGTGGTATTATGCATATCTATAAGAACAAAAAAGAATTAAATCATGCAAGAAGGGTAAACGAACTTTATAAAAAAGGCGGATTATCTCGAACAGAAATTAATCCTAATATGATGAAATTAAAAGAACCAAACATAGTGACTGATGATTGTATTGGTGGCATGTGGACTGGTTATGACGGTGTTGGAGATATTCATAAATTTTGTGTGAACCTAGCTAAAAAGTGTGAAAAAATGGGAGTTAAATTTAGATATGACACTAGGATTGACTGGTACCATAAAGCACCTATGGGGTTAAGTACAAAAATGAAGAGGTGGAGGCTTACAGATAGAAATAAAAATGATCTACATTATGAAGGACTAGTAATTTGTGGAGGTGTATATTCTAGAAAAATAGGAAGAGAATTAGGAGACAATATACCGATATACCCAGTAAAAGGATATTCTGTTAGTATTAATATAAAAGGTCAAGAACATCTTGCACCAAAGGTATCACTATTAGATGATGAAGCTAAGATAGTCACATCAACTCTAGGTAGTGTACTAAGAGTAGCAGGAACTGCAGAATTTAATGGGCAAAATAGAGATATAAGAATAGATAGAATTACACCATTAATGAATTGGGTAAGGAAACATTTTCCAAAATTAGAACTACGAGACTACAAGTCTTGGGCAGGATTAAGACCTATGACACCTAACATGATGCCTATAGTTAAAATTGGCAAATGCCCAAATGTTTGGTACAATACAGGACATGGACATTTAGGATGGACACTAAGTGCATACACAGCAAGACAAATAACGGAGATAATAGATGAGTGATATATGTTTTGTATTTGCCTCAGCAGCAGAGAAAAACGCAGATAAGATTGTAGGTAAATATCTTAAAGATATTGACTATGATATACAGTTTCTAAGTTCTGGGTCTAAAGATAAAATACTTAAAAAAGATATTGATTTAGAAATGTCAGTACTTGATAGTTATAAGTTAGTTTGTCCTATAGGTGCAGATGCACTAAAATATGTTACTGGTATTACAGGTATAACTAAATACAACGGTGTACATTTAGAAAAAAAATATATGCCTATTGTCCACCCAAATATGGCAATAGTAAAACCACAGATGGAAGATGAGATTAAAAAAGCATTTAGTAGAATACTTCCTATACTTAATGACGAAGATTCGGGTAAACAGATTGAAAAAGATTATAAACACATTGAAACCGTAGCAGAACTAGATGAATATAGAGATCAATTAGAAGCTGCTAAAACTTTAGTTGTTGATATTGAAACAACCTCTGTGTCTCCACACACAGGATCAATACTTGGTATTGCAATGTCTACAAAACCAAACCAAGGATTATATGTATCAATCGATGTAGTAAATAATCTTTATACTTACTTTCAAGAATTGTTTAATGATAGAAAATGTATATTTCATAATGCAAAATTTGATATGGGTTTTATGGAACATGAGTTAAAATTTTCTTTTCCTGATTGGGAAGATACTATGTTATTACATTATTGTTTAGAAGAATCAGTTGGAACACACGGTCTAAAACCCCTTGCTCTTAGATTTACTGATCTTGGAGATTATGAGAGAGAACTTGATGAATATAAAAAGTCATGGGCTAGAAGAAATAAAGTAAAACTAGCAGACTTCAATTATGGTATGTTGCCCGCTGACATACTTGCTCCTTACGCGTGTAAAGATGCGGATGCAACTTTTCAATTATACAATAAGTTTAAGCCGCTGGTTGATAAGAGTAAAGAATTTACAAGACTATATACAACCATTCTTAAACCTGCAACTATCGCATTAAAACGTTTAGAGAAAAACGGTGGCCCAGTTGATACTACAGCAGTAGACGCTTTACAAAAATCTTATCAAATAGATGTTGAAGAATGTATAGATGAAATTTCAAATAATAGTGCAGTTCAAAGATTCGAAAGAATACATAATAAAACTTTTAACCCAAACTCAACTATGCAACTTCGAGAATTGTTTTTTAATATCTTAGCAATTAAACCTACAAAGAAAACAGAAACAGGTGCACACAGTGTAGATAAAGAGGTATTGCAAAATATGAACCACCCTCTAGCTGAAGCGGTGCTCGATCTCAGAGAAAAATCTAAAATGGCAGGCACTTATATTTCTAACATACAACAAGGAGTAGATAGTGACGGAAGACTTAGAAGCGGTTTTAATATTCATGGGACCACCAGTGGTCGCCTTAGTAGTAGTGGGAATCTCAACTACCAAAATATACCAAGAGACAACAAAGACATTAAAAAACTTTTCAAAGCACGAGAAGGTTTTAAAATTGTTCAGTGTGACCTCGGCACTGCAGAAGTCTATTATGCAGCTATGCTTAGTAATGATTCATTCCTACAAAAAGCTTTTATTGATAAATTGGACTTTCACTCGTATGTTGCAAAACAAATGTTTAACCTCACTTGTGAAGTATCAGAAGTTAAATCAAAATATCCAGCACAGAGACAGTATGCAAAGGCTATTACCTTCGGGATTATGTATCAAGCAGGACCTGCAAAAATCGCAGAGACAGTTAATAAAGACGCAGTACCAGGAGAAGAAATAAGCATTCCACAAGCTAAGTTATTCATTAATAAATACTTCAATGAAGCAAGAGCACTTAAACGTTTTATAGATGCGTCAAATCAACAGATAGAAAATTATGCTTATATATATTCTTTTTTTGGTAGAAAGCGTAGACTTCCAGAATCTAAATCACCAAACCCAGGAGTATCAAAACACGCAATACGATCAGGTGTTAACTTCTTAGTTCAAAGTGTGGCTTCAGATATTAATATTATGGGTGTTATTGATCTGATAAAGTGGATTGATGAGAATAATTATCACAATGATATCTTACCTTTTACTGTGGTTCATGACTCTATTGTGTCAGAAGTGAGAGAAGATTTGATTGATACTTATATTCAAAATACTAGAGAGTGTATACAAAGAGACCGAGGACTAAGTATACCTAACTGTCCTATAAAAGTTGATTTTGAAGTTGGGCCAAGTTGGGGAGAGTTAAGTGAGCTTTAAAGCTTTTACAGCAGCAACAATTATCATGGGATCTTTAACAAGTAAAGCTGCTCTTGGAGATGTATTTAACGGAAAACCTCCTAATAATCATATTGAGTGTATGGCAAAAAATATATATTTTGAAGCTAAGTCACAGTCACTTGTTGGTCAACTTGCTGTTGGATTAGTAGTATTAAACAGAGTAAAGAGTAAAGATTTTCCTAATGATGTGTGTAAAGTAGTATATCAGGGACCTATTAGAGAGTCTTGGAAAACCAAAAAATATCCTAATCTTCCTAAAGAATTAAGAGAATACTATCCTGTAAGACATCGGTGTCAATTTAGTTGGTATTGTGATGGATTTAAAGATACAATAAAAGAACCTTCAGTTTATGCAAACATACTATCAATAGCTACAAAACTTATGGGAGATGTTTATGATTTTACAGATGGAGCTACCCATTATCATGCTACATACGTTTCTCCTGAATGGACTAATTTAGAGGTAGCATTTACTATAGATGACCATATATTTTATAGACCTAAAAAGAAATGATTCAATATCCTATATTTTGTTTAAGAAAAAAACCGTATGATATCAAAATTGATACAACAACGATTAAAATAAAGAAACATGAGCATTCGCACTTTGAGACTGTAGATGATAGAGATTTTGGTGGTGATTACTTTATGAGACTTTTACAAATAGAGCATCGAATAAGGTTTGATTTTACCTGTAGTAATTTACAAGAGATTATTTTATCAAATTGTAGATGGGGAATAGATTCTAATGCAAAAATTCATGAATTACCTAGTTTTAATAAAATTAGAAGTCAAAGAAGAAAAATAGTCAGAGCAAATAAGAATAGTATTTGGTTGCACAGAATATCTTATCCATTTAAAATTAAAACACAGGAAAATTTAAAAGGATCTATTGAAGGAAAATATGTAGATATAATAAAGATTGAGAATAAATGGTTTATAAAACGGTTTGTAGATGAACCTGTTTAAATGAGGATATGATGGCAAGACTAGCAACACCAATAGAATACGTCTTAGAGAAAGAAAAATACTTAAATATAGTCGAAGACGGAAGTAGATGGATCAATGTAAATGGTCATGATATTTTTGGTTATTGCAGATATGCAAAGTTTTATGAACTAATGGTTACTAGTGCAAAAGGACCATGCGTATTTGTGGAAGTTGGAAGTTTTTTAGGTCAATCAACTGCTATACTTAGTTATTTAATTGATAAATATAAAAAACCAATCGTTATTGATTGTGTAGACATTTTTGATTTATCTGATTTTAGTGATGGTGAACACGAAAGATATATAGGACAACTTGAAGGTAAGTTTTTTGAAACATTTTTAGCAAATATGAATAAATCTAAAACAATTCACAACATTAGGTATATTCATAAGGGAACTTCTGTTGAAGCAGCAAAAAAGTATCCAGAACATTCTATAGATTTAGTATACTTAGATGCTTCACACTTAAAAGAACATCTTCTGTGGGATTTAAAATCTTGGACACCTAAAGTCAAAAAAGATGGAGTTATTGCTGGTGATGATATAGATCATAAGGGTGTTTATGAGGCTTTAGAAGAGTTTTTTGAAAAAGACGAAAAAGGCATCAAAAATTCTAGAGGCACGGATTTTGGAACATGGGCTGTAGTGAAAGAATGAAAAAGGCAAAAGTAAAAAAGATTTATCTTTCAGACAAAATATATATTAAAAAAACAGACGTTGAGGATGTAGATACGCTAGTATCTCTTTTTACATACGACACAGGTGAAGATATTCTTCAAACTTACGATGAAACTGATACTCACTTTATTTTACCATCAAATAGTTTTGGTAAACTAGACTACGGTTCTGTTTCTGATAAAAGAACTTTCATAACTGCAAAAAGTAATCTTTCATTTGCTGGCAAATTAAGATGGGAACAAAAAGAAGTTGTAGACAAATTTCATACAAAAGGAAGAGCTAGAAGTGGTATTATACAAGCCCCTTGTGGTTGGGGAAAAACATTTACTGGTGTAGATATAATCGCAAGAAATAATGTTACAACTCTAGTTATGGTGCATACTAAACTTTTATTCAGACAATGGATAGAAGAATTAGAAAAACAAGTTCCTGGGTGCAAGATAGGAATGATAGGAGACGGAATACTCGATATCCAAGATATTACAGTTGGTATATATAAAAGTGTTTATAATAACCTTAGTGATTTGCGTAATAGTTTTTCTTTAGTATTAGTAGACGAAGCACATTTATGTCCTGCAGAGTTATTTAGTACAGCACTTAATAACTTAAATGCTAAAATCAAGATAGGAATTAGTGCTACACCAAAAAGAAAAGACGGAAAACATGTGTATTTAGGAGACTATTTCACTCCTTTTATGGTTACGGCTAGAGACCCGAGAAAATTACAAGATCCAATGATTATGGTTAAAAGGACTGATTTTAGATTTCCAGTTATAGATCCAAAACGTGATTGGTCGCGCCAGTTGAACAAATTATGCGGTAATCAAGATTACTTGGCAGCTATCGCAAATATGGCGACTCAACTTATAGGTCAAAAACGATGTCCTTTGATTCTTGGTGAGCGAGTTCAAATGCTCAAAGACTTACAAGGAATGATAAAAGATAGTATATGTTTAATAGGAGAAACAGATGAATCAACTAGAAAAGACGTTCTTCAAAATGTTGGAGGAAAGTATAAAGCAGTCTTATCAACCAAACTCTTCGATGAAGGCATCAGTTGTCATCGTCTTGATACTCTTATTATCACTTGCCCTAACAATAATCCTATAAAGTTAGAGCAAAGAATAGGTAGAATAATAAGAGAACATCCCGACAAACAAGTGCCTATGGTGGTAGACTTTTGGCTTAGTGGGCCAATAGTAGCTAGACAGCAAGCAAAAAGATTAGAGTGGTATAAACAACGTGGCTATTACATACTTTAATTGGTACGAGTTACACTCAAAAGCAAAGGGCGACCCTGCTGGAATAATCATCTTGACTTATGGTCTAACTTCAAGTTATAATGTGAATACTTCTCAATACTTGATGAAAAAATTAAATATAAATCATATACCGCCTTTACTTTTTAGTAGAAAGCATTTGAGTCAGTCAAGATACAGAATAATATCAAACTATGTTACTAAAGAACCACAAAGTTATTTCAAAAACGAAAGGTTTTTATTTGCAAGAGTAAATGTTAGACATAAAGCATTATATTTACGAGCATTGTCAATGAGAGATATTGATGATAAAAATAATTTTATACCTAGACACTATTTTAATGAAGTAGCTAAAAACCCTTTTTTAAAAGTAACAGAAGATAAAATACATTTTATATACGAGTCTCCGCGAGGAGATACCTAAACTAAAGAACCAACGTTCACAAGGAGGATACTATGGTAGCTTGGGATAAAGCAAGAGGTAAACAAAGCTCTGGGTCAAGCCAGCGCAAAGAAATCGAGAGACTATCTCTCTCGATCGGTGATACTAAAGTTAGGTTGATAGGCGATGTAATGCCTAGATACTGCTACTGGGTTGTCACTACTGAAGGCAAAAAAATGCCTATAGAATGTCTTAGTTTTTCAAGAGAAACTGAGTCATTTGATAATAACGCTCAAGATCCTTTCAAGGAGATTGACACTGCAATATATTCAGACAAACCACAATTTTCATATGTCTGTAATGTAATTGATAGAACAGATGGTAAAATTAAACTGTTCGATTTAAGAGCAACTATTTATTCTCAAATAGTAGACTATGCTTCTAACCCTGAATATGGTAACCCTGCTGATCCAGTAAAAGGTTATGATCTCACTGTAAAAAAAGAGAAGACAGGGCCACTTCCTCAAAATGTTAAGTATACTGTAGTTCCTGCAAGGAGCAACATTGCCTTAACTGAAGACGAACAAAAGCTAGAACTTTTTGAACTAGATAGAATCTACAAACGTCAAACTTATGATGAGCAGAAAGAATGGCTATTGCAAAATACTGCATTCTTTTCCGCAGAAGCTGGTGATGAGTTTAAAGCTGTAGAAGATGTTGAGGACTTAGCATAAATGAAAAAAAAGTTATCTGATTTAGTTAGTAATACTATAACTAGCGAAGGTAGCACAGATAATGCTCCAAAGAAAAAAAACTTTGGAGCATTCACTGATGTTACAGGTGATCAAGCGAAAATTGATCTTAACATACTGAGAGAATATAATGTTTTCTTTGCAACTCCGTGTTATGGAGGAAATCTAACGGATCAGTACTTTTTAAGTATGTTTCGTTGCACACAAACGATGATGAAAAACGGTATAAATTTTAGGATAACAACATTAAGGAATGAATCGTTAGTAACTAGAGCTAGAAATATTTTATCAGCAATGTTTATGGAAAGTGATTGTACTCATTTATTTTTTGTTGATGCTGACATAGAATTTGATGCAGAGTCAGTATTAAGAGCTTTAGCTTTTGATAAAGATATAATTGCGGGTGCTTATCCTAAAAAAGCACTACCTGTACAGTATGCACTGAATTTTAAATTTATTGACCCTACTAAAGGACAGATTAGAGTTCAGAATGGTGCTGCTGAAGTATTAGATGCATCAACTGGTTTTTTCTGTATAAAAAAGAATGTATTTGATAAGATGAGAGAAGCATACCCAGAACTGCATTATAAGAATGATTCTAACATAGACAAAAAATACAATAAATATTGTTATTCATTTTTTGATACAATCCATGATAAAACAGATAATAGATATTTATCAGAAGATTACACTTTTTGCAGAAGATGGCAAGCTATAGGTGGAGAAATTTGGGTAGATTTATCTACAAAACTTAATCATGTAGGTAGTTATACTTTTGAAGGCGATCTCAGCAAAATAATAAATGTGGGAGCAGGCAAGTGAAAAAGGGGATAGTTGTAAAAAAGAATGTATTTCAAATTGAAGAAGTAAAAGCAATACATGATTTTATCATAAAAAATGATATACTGTTTAATAATCCCGTATTTACATCTGGACAACAAATCCCCGATTTTATAGGGTCTACAATACCTTTTAAAAGATTAGATAATAACTCACAAGAAATGTTCGGTATTAAACAGTTTTTAAACACTGTTAGATTCTTTACTCAAAAAATTATTCACGAAAGATCTGGAGAGTTACATATACCTGATAATACTGAACTAGTAAAGTGGAAAGAAGGTAGAGAGATGGGTCTTCACTCAGATAACTCTTGGCCAGATGGCTCTCAACAAGATCATCCTACTAACTTTAGAACATGGTCTGGTATATTTTATATTAATGATGATTATGAAGGTGGTAAGATTGAGTTTCCATATAAAAAATATATGTATAAACCTAGAGCAAACTCTTTAGTAGTATTTCCTTCTACAAGTGATTATCTTCATGGAGTAACTAAGATTACTAAAGGAACTAGATACACAGTAGCTATGTGGTTTACACAAGACTTTGCTCACATTGAAATTTGATGAAATTTCTTAGTTTTGTTCAGGTTAACTATACAGCTAATTTTGAAGGTAATAAGTACTACCTTCCTTATTCTGTAGGATTACTATGGGCATATCTAAGCAGTTTTAAAGAAAATGAGTTTACATTAGATAAAATTATATTAAAAAGGGATCCCATATCTACTACAGCAAAGATACTATCCAAAAATACAGTAGTAGCTTTTTCGTGTTATCTCTGGAACAGAAATTACTGTCTGTCTCTTGCCAAAGAAGTGAAGAAATTAAATCCAAGTATCAAAATCGTTTTCGGAGGGCCGGAGCTTGAGGTATCTGATATATCTTTTTTTAAAAAATTTCCTTTTATTGACGTTCATGTAATAAATGAAGGTGAAATTACTTTCAAAAATGTTTTAGACAATATTAATAGTCTTGATCAAGTCCCAGGTATTATCTGGAATGACCAAGGAAAGCTAACTGTTAACAAAGTAGCAACGCGGATTGATAATCTAGATAATATTCCATCTCCTTATCTTACTGGGGTTTTTGATAAATTGATAGCGTCAAACCCAAACTTAGAATGGTCGGCGACTATAGAAACTAATAGAGGATGTCCTTATAAGTGTACTTTTTGTGATTGGGGTAGTTTAACTTACTCTAAAATTAGGAAATTCAATTTAGAAAGAGTATTATCGGAAATTAAATGGGTTTTTGATAATAAAAATGTAACTACTATTGACTTAGCTGATGCTAATTTTGGTATATTTACTGAGCGCGATTCACGGATTGTAAACGCAATTATTGAACAAAAAAATACAACAGGTAAAAAAATCAGCTTTACAACAAACTTTGCAAAAAATCAGAATAAAACAGTAGTTGAGATGGTTAAAAAATTAGCAAAAAATACAGATTCATCCGACTATCACACTGTATCCCTTCAATCTCTAAATGAAAATGTTTTATCAGCTATTAAAAGAAAAAATCTTGCTGTTAACAAAATACAAGAAATATATGACATTGCTATTGAAAATGACTTAACTTTAAAAGTAGAACTAATCTTAGGACTGCCCGAAGATACTTTAGAAACTTACAAAAAAACCATTTTTGATTTATATGAAATCTCACCCGAAATCAGCATACAAGCTTATAGGCTTCAAGCTTTAAATAACTCTGAGCTATTCCTAACAAGTCAGGATACTGTATGGAAACCTATAAAGAATTACAACTCTGAGTCAGAAGAAGATGTAGATGAATATATCTCTTATGTTTATAGTACAAAAACACTACATCATGAAGATTTATTAGAAGCTTTGTGTTTTACTTGTTGGATTATAGCATTTCATGTTTATGGTTTTTCTAATGTTTTAGCTAAAGAAGCGCGTGACAAAGGTATATCATATGAAAGTTTTTATAACGGGTTGTATGCTAGATGTATAAAAGACAAGTACATCAATAAGTATTTTGAAGATTTTAAGAAGAACCAAACAGAGTGGTATAACAATGAAGAATCAACCATTGAAGAAGTAAAAGGATTAAAATTTAATGCTCATAGGTCTATGTGGCATTTTATATCTAAAATACATGGCGACGAAGCGTTCACTCATATTTTTAAAATTTTAAAAGAGTACTCAAAAGAAATAAAAATTTTTAGTGATGAGTTATTTGGTTTACAACAAGTAGTACCAATTAACTTTAATAATCAAAGTGCATATCCGTTAACATTAAAATATAATGATAAAGATTTTAAAGTAATTAACAAACATAAGGTAACTCATAATCATATACAGTTTATCAATGATTTATATTATAAGAGAGATATTGGGTGGGGCAAGGCTATTGTTAAAGAAGATACAAGTGTGACGTGACGGTTAGGCAACTCCGTTGCCACGACTGCGTCTCTACGAGACACTAGCTAGAACACAGTGGTTCAAGCCTTATTCAATAGCTTTTCACCTGCCGGTGTAACGCTGTTCACTAGCTATTCAATATTTTTAGCATATTTTAGAAGGAATTGCAATGACAAAAATTTTATGTAGTGCTGACTGGCATATACTTTTACACAAAAAGAAGGTTCCATATGATTGGCAAGTAGGTAGATTTAAAGCTATGTTCAGAAAGCTAATTGCCCTAGAACAGCGGTGTGATGTGCATATTATTGCTGGTGACATATTTGATAAAAAACCTGAGCCAGATGAAATCTGTTTATTTTTAAGCTATATCAATTCAGTCACAATTCCCACATACATTATCCCTGGCAATCACGAAGCCACTAGAAAAGGAGAATCATTTTTTGAATACTTTACTCAAGAGAATGCCATCAAAAATGAGAACGTCACTGTGTTTACTAGAAACGGACGTGCGAGTGTTGGTGAAGCGAATTTTTGCTTTTTTCCGTATGGGGAAATGCAAAAAGACAATCTCCCTAATTACGTGGAAGGCGACATACTGGTTACACATATTCGCGGAGAAGTGCCGCCGCATGTATCGCCAGAATATGACTTTTCCCGTCTCGCCCCTTGGCGCTTATGTTTACTTGGTGACTTACACTTTAATCATCGTTATGGTGACAGCGACTGTTACTATCCTGGTAGTCCACTAAATACTACTTTTGATCGTGATGAGAAACGTCAATATGGTGTAGATATCTATGACTTTAGTAGCGATAAAGACTATAAACGTGAGTTTGTAGATTTACAACTACCAAAGCTAGTTCGTAAACGTATTGTAGCTGGAGAACCTATGCCTGAAGATAAAATAAATCATGTGGTGTATGAAGTTACTGGCTCAGTAGATGAACTAACTAAGATTGAGAATACAGAACTGCTAGATAAGAAGATAGCATCTGCACCTGATGACACCTCCAAACTAGACTTAAAAAATAAAACTACATTTGAAGAGCTAGAGTTATACTTAGACTATATTAAGATTAAAGATAAAACTGCTGTACTAAGTGAGTTCAAAGAGTTAAATATAAATGTGTGATGTTACCTATAATAGGGTGTTCTGGGAATATCTTCAGACTAAATCTTATATGCGACCTCTAAGCAGCTACTTTTGTCATGAGCTAGTACCTAGTCTTGGCGTTAAAGTTCTTGATCCGCCCTACAAAAAGTGTGATGACTTTAAAAAAGACTATACATGGTTAGTTCGCAACTTTAAACGCAGATATCCTCATAAACGGTTTGTGCTTGCGCTATCAGGTGGCATAGACTCTGAGGTGTGTGCAGAAACCTTTTATCAACTAGATATTCCTTTTAGAGCTGTCAGTTTACGTTTATTTGACGGAGCAAATGATTTTGACATCGCATTTGCGGCTAGATACTGCAAAACACGGAACATTGATTACAAAATTTATAATCTTTCACTCTCACACTTAAAGAGTTCAGTAATCCCAAAAGCCGTCGAGTTTGGACAGTTTACACATTCTGCTTCTCAATGTGCGCTAACACACTTATTTGAGCATGTAGATGATGATGAAATTCTAATAATGAGCGGACATAATCCAGACTATCATCCACAGTTAGGTTTTGGTTGGATGGAAGACTCTATCAATATGGTAAAGTATGCTATAAACACTGATAATCGGTTTATGACTTTTACTAGCCTTGAGCCTATCTTTGTTCACTATATGAAAAATTTTGATGCAAGCTTGCCTGGTGGAAAGAATAACGATTTTATCTATAAGGCATTTCCTGCTTTATCAATAAGAAAAAAAATGACAGGATGGGAAGCTGCTTTAGATCAGCAATCTGAGTGTGAATCTATAGTTAGAAAACTTTCTAATCATGCATATGCAACATTCGTAACATGGCCCGAGCTTACTCTAAGACGTAAACTAGAAGTAGAAAAAAAGTTAGATGAGTATTTTCAAAAGCACAAATTACAAGATACTTGGTTATCATACAAATTACAAAAAGGAGTAAAAAGTGGCATATATAAAACTTAAGAAACTAGAGTTTTCTAATCTATTTTCATATGGCAAAAATAATGTGATTAACTTTGAGAAAAATAAGATCAGTCAACTAACCGCTCCGAATGGTAGTGGTAAAACCTCTATCGCTATGATTCTTCAAGAAACACTTTTCAATAAGAATATTAAATCTATAAAAAAGAATGATTTACTCAATAGGTGGTCAAGCTCTAAAACATGGTCTAGTACTCTCTATTTTACAACAAATTCAAAAAACTATGAAATATCTGTAAAACGCGTTGGTGCACAAACTAAGATACAACTGCTAGAGGAAGGAGTTGACATAAGTGACCATAAAGTATTAGATACTTATAAAAAAATTCAAGAGATTGTAGGCTTAGATTTTGAAGTTTTTTCTCAACTCACTTATCAATCATCAGTAGATTTACTAGACTTTCTAAAAGCGACAGACACCAATAGAAAAAAGTTTCTCATTAACTTATTCAATCTTGAAAAGTATGTAAATATAGGAGAAACAATAAAAGTAAAGTTAAATACTACAGATAAAGAACTAGCTAAGATTAGTGGTGAGCTAAAGTCTATTGAAGACTTTTTAAATAATGTTGTTATACCAGAAAAACAAACAGAAAAAGCAGTGCCTGACATTGATGAGTCGCTACAACAAAGAATTGGTGTTTTAGATGAACAGCTAAAAAACTACTTTGAAACCTGTAAAAAGATAGATAAAAATAATCTATACATAAAAGAGAGAGAAAATTTAAGATTTAAAATTGATATGCCTGCTCCTTTATCTTTTGATAAATTTAATGAGTATACAGATGCAAAAAATGAATTACGTAGTATTCAACAAGATATAGCAAGATGGAAAAAAGAAATGACAGGGTTAGATACTAATGATACTTGTCCTGCCTGTGGTCAGTCAATAGATAACTCTCATGCTACTCTATTAATTCATAATAATAAAGCAAAAATCATAAATGCTGAGAATAACTATAACGAAAAACTAACACAAGTAAAAGAGTGGAGTGATGAGATTAAAGAGATCGAAACTCAACAAAAACGGTATGAATTAAATCAGTCTGCTATAGAAAAGTTTGAATCTTTATCGCAGATCATAGATAATAGCATACCTGTTGAATATCCAGATGTTGACATGATTCAAAAGGAAAAAAAGGAGCTACTAGAAAAATACAAAATTCAAAAAGCTGTGGTAGACGAAATAGTAGAATTTAATAAACAAGTTGGAGTAAATAATGCTAAAGTCGAAGCACTAGAAGAGCAAAAAACGGATTTTATAAATAGACAAGCTCTTGTTAAAAATGATACATTAGTCTTACAAAATTCGTTGAATAATCTAAACATTTTAAAGAAAGCCTTTAGTACCTCAGGGATAGTAGCTTTCAAATTAGAAAATTTAACAAAAGAGCTTCAAAACTCAATTAACTATTATCTATCACTTCTAAGTGATGGTCAGTTTCAAGTCAAGTTTACATTAGATAGAGAAAAACTAAATATAATTGTAGTTAATAATGGTGTAAGCACCCCGATAGAAACTGTTTCAGGTGGAGAATTTAGCAGAATTCAGACGGCTATTTTACTAGCCATAAGAAACCTGTTGTCAAAACTAGGTGGCAGCAGTATCAATCTTCTTTTCTTAGATGAAATTACGGGTGTGTTAGATGACGAAGGAAAAGAAAAGTTGATAGAAGTTTTACAGATAGAAGAAAATCTTAATGTATTTCTTATATCACACGACTTTACTCATCCGTTAATAGATCAAATACAGATAACAAAGAACAATAATATAAGTTCGATAGAGGTATAACATGGTAGAAATAAATTTAAAACAAGATAAAAATATTACAGAACAAGCAATGAAGTTGTTAAAAGACTATTATTGTCGAGACGGTGAGACTAGCCCTCAACAAGCTTTCGCAAGAGCTGCTGCTTGTTATAGTCCTAACAATGCTTTTGCACAAAGAATTTATGACTATGTATCTAAAGGGTGGTTTATGTTTGCATCTCCAGTACTTTCAAATGCTGTAAAACCTGGAGAAAAAGTAAAAGCATTACCGATTTCTTGTTTTTTAACATATGTTCCTGACTCATTAGAAGGTTTGATTGATCATACAGCTGAACTCAGATGGTTGTCTGTTAAAGGTGGAGGAGTAGGAGGTCATTGGAGTGATGTTAGAGCTGTATCAGATAAAGCTCCAGGTCCTATGCCGTTTTTATCCACTGTAGATGCAGATATGGTAGCTTATAGACAAGGTAAAACACGTAAGGGTAGCTATGCTGCTTACCTTGATATTGACCATCCTGACATTATTGAATTTGTAAATATGAGAATACCTACAGGTGACGTAAATCGAAAATGCTTAAACTTACATAATGCTGTTAATATCACAGACAAATTTATGCAAGCAGTTGAAAACAACGAAGACTGGTATCTTTTAGATCCTAATGACAGAAGTGTTAGAGACACAATCTCAGCAAGAAAACTTTGGGAAACTCTACTAGAAACTAGATTTAGAACAGGTGAACCATATTTAAATTTTATTGATACAGCTAATAGGGCATTACCTCAACCTATGAAAGATAAAGGGTTAGTATTAAAAGGCTCTAACTTGTGTAACGAAATTCATTTACCGACTAGTAAAGATAGAACTGCTGTTTGTTGTCTATCTTCTGTAAATATAGAAAAGTTTGATGAGTGGAAAGATACAGACATGATTAAAGATCTTACTAAGTTCTTAGATTATGTACTACAATTTTTTATCGATCATGCAGGAGATGAGATAAGTCGTGCAAGATACTCTGCACAACAAGAACGATCATTAGGGTTAGGTGCTATGGGATTGCACTCATATTATCATAAACACAGAGTGCCTTTTGAATCTGCTAAAGCAGCACTTATAAATGAGACAATATTTAAGCATATAAAAGAACAAGCCCTAGAAGCTACTCTTGAAATGGGTAAAGAATTAGGTGAGTGTCCAGACATGGCAGGAACAGGTAGAAGAAACTCTCATATGTTAGCAATAGCTCCTAATGCTAATAGCTCTATATTATGTGATACATCTCCTTCTATAGAACCTTCTAAAGCTAATGCTTATACTCATAGAACTCGTGCAGGTTCACACTTAATTAAGAATAGATACTTAGAGGAAGAATTAGAAAAGTTAGGAAAAAACAATGAAAAAGTATGGACAAGCATTATAACTAGTGGTGGTTCTGTACAACATCTTAAGTTTTTATCTGACGAATTAAAAGCAGTATTTAAAACTGCAATAGAACTTGATCAGTCAAAAATAGTAGAACAAGCGGCTGCTAGACAAAAATATTTATGCCAAGGTCAGTCACTAAATGTGTTTTTTCCTGCAGGAGCTAGTAAAAGTTATATACACAAGGTGCACTATCTTGCATGGAAACTAGGCTGTAAAGGACTATACTATTTAAGAACTGAGACTACGCAACGGGCAGAAAATGTTGCTGAAAAAATTAAAAGAGACAAATTAAAAGATTTTGTGGCACAAGAAGATGAATCTTGTGTAGCATGTGAAGGATAAAGAAATGAATATTAGAATAGTAACAAAAAAAGATTGTCCATTTTGTGTAATGGCTAAAAACTGGTTTAAAGAGCATGGAATCGAATACGAAGAACAACTCATGGAAAGAGAAGAAGATAGATTAGCTTTTTATCAAACATTAAATGATATGGAAGAAACTATCGGTAAAAATGACAGAACAAGACGTATTAATTCTGTACCTCAAATATTTATTGATGATGAAAGAATAGGTGGATATGATAATCTTATGAGAATGAGTGATTCTTTAATTAAGAAAACCTCTGGTGGATTATTAAACTTTAGTGAAACTTACAAACCCTTTCATTATCCCTGGGCTGTAGAAATCACTACCAGACATGAAAAAGTGCATTGGATTGAAGATGAACTTGATCTATCTGAGGATGTAACAGATTGGAAAGGTGGTAAAGTCAGCGCAATAGAAAAAGAATATATAACAAATATTCTTAGGTTATTTACCCAGTCAGATGTTGCAGTAGGGCAAAACTACTATGATCAGTTTATTCCAAAGTTTAAGAATAATGAGGTAAGAAATATGCTTGGCTCTTTTGCTTCAAGAGAGGGTATACACCAAAGAGCATATGCGTTGCTTAATGAAACTTTAGGACTTCCTGATTCAGAATATCATGCATTTTTAGAATACTCTGAAATGGCAGACAAAATTGAGTTTATGATGGATTCAAATGTTAATACTCAAAGAGGTCTAGGATTAGCACTAGCTAAGTCTGTATTTAATGAGGGTGTAGCTTTATTCGCATCTTTTGTTATGCTTCTTAACTTTCAAAGATCAGGTAAAATGAAAGGTATGGGTAAAGTTGTTGAGTGGTCTATTAGAGATGAGTCCATACATGTTGAAGGTATAGCTAAAGTTTTTAGACAATATTGTTTAGAGTATCCTAGAATTGTAGGAGATAAATTCAAAGCTGATATTTATAATATGTCTACTCTATCAGTTGAACTAGAAGATAAGTTCGTTGACTTAGCTTATAGTATGGGAGATATTGAAGGCTTATCAGCTGATGATGTAAAAACATATATAAGATATATAACTGATCGTAGATTATTACAACTAGGACTAAAACCGAACTTTAAGGTAAAAGAAAATCCTTTACCTTGGCTCGAATGGGTTCTAAATGGAGCCGATCACACTAACTTTTTCGAAAATCGTGTGACAGAATATGAAGTGGCTGGTCTTACTGGCTCATGGGAAGAAGCATACAAGGAGGTTGCATGACCACCAACTTTGAAAGAGTAAAAGTCTTTATGGAAACATTTGGACAAGAAGTAAAATCAGAAATTGAGTTACCCGATAAAAATACTCAAAAACTAAGAGTTCGTTTAATACAAGAAGAACTTACTGAGTTAATACAGGCATTAGCAGTAGAAGATGAAGTAGAAGTAGCAGATGCATTGACCGATATACTATATGTTACTTATGGAGCAGGTCATGCTTTTGGAATAGACCTTGATGCTTGTTTTAAAGAAGTTCAAGAATCAAACATGAGTAAACTAGGAGCTGATGGGAAACCTGTATATAGATCAGACGGTAAAGTACAAAAAGGTCCAAACTACTGGAAACCAAATCTGCATAAGATACTATATAAGGAATTAAATGGCTAACGGAAATAGCAACGGAAAACACCACTTACGTAGGGTGCGAATAGACGACCTACTAACACACGACCCTATTACAATAAATCAGAAAAAAGTTTACGAAGCATATAAAAAAGGTAACAATCTTTTTCTTCATGGCATAGCTGGAACAGGTAAAACATTTATTAGTTTATACTTAGCTCTCGAAGAAGTCTTAGATAGAAGTAGTGTGTATAATGACATAATCATTGTTAGAAGTGCAGTTACTACTAGAGATATAGGTTTTCTGCCAGGCGATGAACAAGAAAAAGTTTCTATGTACGAAGCTCCGTATAGGTCAATCTGTGCGGAGCTTTTTAATGTAAAAGATGCTTATGACTCACTTAAAGCACAAGGCAATGTAAAGTTTATGAGTACGTCTTTCATTAGGGGCATAACGATAAATCACGCCATAGTGATTGTGGATGAATGTCAGAACTTGAATTTTCATGAACTTGATAGTATAATAACTAGAGTTGGAAAAGACGCAAAAATTATATTCTGTGGAGATTACAACCAAACAGACTTACAAAAAGATAATGATAAGAAGGGTGTTCTTGAATTTATGAAAATACTCTCTGAAGTTAATCACTTTGAAAAAGTTGAATTTGTAATAGATGACATTGTAAGGTCTGACTTTTTAAAAGAGTACATAATAGCAAAATATAAACTAGGATTTTAGAGTAATAACTCATGTTCGTAAAAGAAGTAAAAATAGACTTTGATTTTAATTTTGAAGAGGTTGCTTGGGAAGAACACGCCCATAATTGCATACCATATCAAAAAGTAGAACTTAAAGATGTGCATGATAAGGTTGGTGGTTTTCCAAAATCATTAACTGTAAAGAACACTATGTTTTATCAAAAATTTTTTACTAGAGAAGAGATAGATTATAAAAATTTAGAAGAGCAATTAGGGATAGAAGCTGTTACGGTATCTATTATTAAACAACCTCCAGGTATGACTAATCCATTACATAGAGATACTTTTTACCAGATAAATAAACTTTACCCTAATGATAAAAGACTTAAAGTAAGAGCTAATATCCAACTACTAGATTGGAAAGATGGTCATTTTCTTCAATATAATAAAACAGTGGTTAGTCATTGGAAAAAGAACACAGGACATATGTGGGATTCAGACGTGTTACATCTAGCAGTAAATGCAGGTTTAGAAGATAGATACTCACTACAAGTATCAGGATTTTTACAATGATAAGATTCAAAGGAGCAACCAGTGTTGCTGATGTTGAAGTTCTGTATAAAATTCATGAAGGGCATCAAGAGTGTAAAGTAAAAGACTTCCTTGAAGAGTATAAAGAATGGATGCAAAAAGGACATAATATTAATGGACTGGACAAGTTTACCCACCTTAGTTATGCAAATGGAACTACTGAGGTATTTGATAAGTTTTATCTTAGGCATTTAGAAAAAAGATTAAGATTTTTTAAAGGTGAATACTACTATCATAGTATAGCTGCAAGAGAGTGGTTTAGAGATAGATTTGCCTTTATTGAAGATGATGTTATAAAAAATGATGACGTAGTAGTTATAAGTGTACCTTTTAGTGATACAGGAAATTTACATTTCTATTATGATTGGCTGATGAAAGAGTGTTGCGAAAAAAATGTTCCTGTTTTGGTAGACATGGCATACATAAACCTAACAAAAAACTTTGAGTTGTCTCTTGATTATGATTGTATAGAAACAGTAGCAACAAGTCTAAGTAAAGTATTTCCTGTGCAGTATTATAGAATAGGAATGAGACTTAATAAAGAGTTTAGAGATGATACTTTAGATGCTTACACTGATCAAAACTATGTAAATCAGACCAGTGTTAACATGGGTTGTCATTTAATTAATAATTTTAGTAATACTCACACATATAATAAATACATTAATAAACAGAAAAAAATATGCTGGGAGCTTGATGTTGAGCCTAGTGATTGCGTAATATTTGGGATAGATAAAAAAAATTTTCACCCAAAGCTAAACAGAGGCGGTAAGACTAATAGATTGTGTTTCAGCAGATTATGGGGTAACAATGGCGTGTAACAATGATTGGAGTCCTTTAGAAGAGATAATAGTTGGAACAGCAGATTATGCTTCTATACCTTTGACTAATATAAGCACTATGAAATGCCAGTTTCCAGAGTATGAAGAAGAATATATCAAACAATACACTGGTTTTTTCCCACAACAAATTATTGATGAACAAAATGAAGACTTAGAAAAATTATCTGATGTTCTAAAAAAACTAGGTGTAAAAGTCCACAGACCAGACACACAGTACGCGGAAACAGAAACTGTGTCACCCAACTGGAGAGGTAAAAACTGGCACTATCATTGTCCTCGTGATTTAACATTAGTTGTTGGAGATACACTTATAGAAACTCCTTCACCAATCTGGAATCGTCAATACGAGACTTGGGCTTATAGGAAGATTTTTACAGAACTGTTTAATGAAGGATATAATTGGGTAAAGGCGCCTATTCCTATTCTTTATGATGAAAATTATAAAGAGAACACAAAAGGAGTTCCTGCTCTTAATAATCTAGAAATTTTATTTGAAGCGGCAAACTGTATAAGAATCAACGAAGATATATTGTATCAAGTTTCAAACACAGGAAATGAAAATGGTGCTAAATGGTTACAGCGTACCTTAGGAGATAAGTATAAAGTTCATGTAGCTACAGATCTGTATTCATATGCACATCTAGATAGCACGATAGTGCCTTTGAGAGAAGGCTTAGTGCTTTATAATGCACACAGAGTCACACCACAGAATGAGCCTGAGATATTTAAGTCATGGGATAAAATCTGGATAAATGAGTGTGTAGGGCCTGATACTTCACCCTTTAATCTGCCTTGGGGTGCTAGTGAGTGGATTGGTTTAAATCTTTTAAGTATAAACGAAAATCTTGCTATTGTAGACAAGAAACAAACACAAATACATGAAAGAATGAAGTCTTTTGGAATTGAAACAATACCACTTGAACTCAGGCATGATAGAATTATAAGTGGAGGATTTCATTGCGTAACGCTGGACTTAAAAAGAAAAATATCATAATCTGTGGAGAAAGTTTTAGTTATGGTACTGGAGAGAAACACTGGCCTCAAATTGTGGCTCAAAAAACCAATCGTAATTTAAATAATCTTGCAATAGTAGGGTGTAGCAACTACGCAATTTGTTTTCAACTTCAATACGCTTTAACCTTTCTTAAACCTGACGATCTAGTAATAATATCTTTAACTGCTGCAGAGCGTTTTGAAATTGACGATGACGAACATAATGTTCCAGCAAGTATATCAGATTTTAGACACAATATTGATGAAATAACTGACTCACCGTATAATAAGACTCCAACAATCACATCTGGCAATTTATCATCTCACTTACGTAATTATCATATTGAGCGAATAAAAAAGTATATGATGATAAGCTCTTATAGGCTTTCAGCTCAATACCAAGCATGGTGTATAAATTATTTACTGTCAAAGGTACAAAGTAAATATTTACTTTACAGAAATATATTTCCAAGGTATCATTCTAATAAAGAGATGTATAAAAAAGAGTATTACTTTGACTTAGAAAATTACATCAACTCAGGGCCGTATGACTTTGAGACTAAACAAGTAAGCACCACGAATCATCTTTCAAATAACGATAATATCTCATTTGCTAAAAGGGTCTTAGATGACTATAGAATTAATTTTTGAAAACTATCCAGAACCAAATATAGGAATGTTTGCTAATAAGAGAGAGTCAATTCCTTTTTTTCTCCAATTAAATAAACAATATAAAATATGTAATATAGACCACATATATAATTCAAACAATTGGGTATATCCGATTGCAATAAAAAACCCTATTTTAGAAAAAGATATTTATATAAATAGCTCTGCTTCAAATACGAATTTTTTTATAAATCGTATAGATCAGAGAGTGCTAGAGGAAATAGCTAAAGGTAGAGGCTGGATCTGTATAGATGTAACAGAAGAACCGATAAGTAACCATAGTTTAGCACACTTAGTAAATTATATTAGAAACTGTGTATCATACGAGTTTAAAAGGTCAAATATAAAAAAACTGTTAGAAAGAACTTTTATTCTAACCAGACAAATGAAGTCCTCTAGACGTCCTTACATAAATAGCGATTTTGTATTTAATCTCACAAGTAGAAGAGAGGCAGACGTTCAATTTTTAAATTCTACTGCTATGGCTGGCATTGTTAATAATCCCTCTGTGGAGTCTCAAGTTAAAGTACAGGGCAAAAAAGTATATTCTTTTTTTAATTATGATTATACTACAGAGCATATAAGGTTTATCTCTATAGCCCTCTTACAAAAACTAGAACTTCTGGACTATGGTCATATAAGTCTTTTAGACAAAGGTAAGTACTTCTCAGATTATTATCATGATTTTTGTGGTACATACAATAAGAGGAAAATGAATATTACATTTAACCAAACTGATAAAGTTCACGAGTTATTAGATGTAGTAGACACCCTTAATAAGTCTTACATAAACTTAGTTATGGAAGCATACTATGATATTGCTGATATTGATACTTTATATATAACAGAAAAAACTTTTAGAAATTATTATCTTAAAAAACCTTTTATTGTAATAGGACAATCTGAGACGTTATCAGCCTTGAAAAATATAGGATATAAAAGTTTTCATCCATATATAAATGAAGAATATGATGAAACCGTAAGCGGATCGGTAAGATTACAAAAGATATTTAAGGAGCTCAAAAGACTATGTTCCTTTACTGAAGAAGATTGGAAAGAGTTTTATAAAAATATATCTCCAATACTAGAGCATAATTTTAAAATAAATACAGAAGTGAGGCCAAAGACCTCATACGAAACTTTCAAAGAGTATATTAATGGCTAATACAAGCAAAAATAAAGGTAGTGCTTATGAAGCTAAGATAGCAAAACTACTTACAAATGAGTTTAAGGTTGAATTTAGAAGAGTGCCTTTAAGTGGTGCGATTGACTATCTCAAAGGAGATATATGGACACCAAAAGATACAGCCTGGTGGCCTTATTGTATAGAGTGTAAACACTATAAGGATATACAGTGGAATAATTTTCTTACTTCAAAAACAACAGATATGTTAGTGTTTTGGAAGCAAACATTAAGAGAGGCAGAGGTGATGGATAAAAAACCTCTACTAATTTTCAGATGGAATAGATCGAAAGATTTTGTAGCATTTAATGATGAGTTACTCGTTGAACACTATGTAGAAATAAAGTCTTTTGGTTGTCACTTTAAAATAACTCTATTAGATGAATGGATAAAGTGCATTAAAAACCAATCTTTTGTTGCCAAGTCATCATGATATTGATATTATATATTTATTAACAGGAGAAATATATATGAACAACTCAAAATCATGGAATGATCTGGAGGCTTTACAAACGCCAGATTATGAAGCCTACAATAATGTGTTACTTATAGATGGTAACAATCTTTCTTATCGCTGGTTACAAAGACCTAATCACGGTAATTATGCTAATGAGTTCATTAGAACTGTCCAATCATTATCAAAATCTTATGAAGCCTCAAGAACTATTGTCTGTTTTGACTTTGGTAAAAGTTATTTTAGAATGGACATGTCAGAGGAATACAAAGGAAATCGAAAGAAGCCAAAAGAAGAAGAAGAAATAAAGCGCTATGAAGCCTTTTTTGAAGTGCTAAACAATCTGCCTGATATGTTAGATGAAGAAGTTTTAAAGTTTAGAGGAGTCGAGGCTGATGATACTATTGCATATTTAGTTATGAAATATGAAGAACAAACTAACTATAATCATATTTGGATCGTATCATCTGACCGTGACTTATATCAACTAGTAAGTGAAAAAACTAGCATATTTAATATTTTTGGTAGACGAGAAGTAACCTATACGACTATGCAAGAAGAAATGGAAATTACTCCTGACCTATATTTACTATCAAGAATAATAGAAGGCGATAAAAGTGATAATATTATTGGAGTAGAAGGTATCGGCCCAAAGCGTGCACAAGGTTTAGCTAAAGAGTATAAAACTTTTGATGCTCTAATTAAAGCATTACCTATAAAAGGCAGAGCCAAATATATACAAAATCTTAACGCGTCAAAAGAGTTACTCATCAGAAATGAAAAAATGATTAGCCTTAAAGCATATAATGAGCAAGCATTAGATGCAGCTAAAGAACCAGAGATAGTTCGTGACAAACTTTCATCAATGTAGTATTAAAGTTAAAAAGAGAGAATTAGCTAGATTATTAGAAGAACGAGATGGTGTCAGTTGGTCATTTGATCCTGTTAGTAGGTTTGACCCTTTCCTTTATTTAAGATGTTGTACACCAAAACCTATAACTATAAAAGCTAATTCTACTCTACCAATACCTACAGGTATTACTGTTGAGTTAAATAATCCAAATTTTAAAATGCAAATCACAACGTTATCTGCTTTAGCTTTAAAAAAAGGTTTAATAGTTTTAGACTCTCCAGCAACACTAGATTATAGTTTTCGCGGTGAGATTTGGATAATGTTACACAATATTTCAAATATAGATGCTGTAATTAGAACTGGAGAAAGGGTAGCACAGTTTTCAATTGAACCTACTATTTCACTAAATATAAGTTATGTAGATGAAGTTGATACAGAAACCCCTAGTTTAGGTATGGTAAAATGGATTTCTGAACATATAAAGAGTAAAACTAACAAGGTGCAAAAAGAACAATATCCAATTGAAAATGTATCTAAAGAAAAAATTTTAAAAATTTTGAATTTAAATGAGTCAGAAAATGATTGATTGTAACTTTTCAATATTGTGACTTATAGAGAATTTAATCATATTTTGAAATAAATAAATTTATAAAAGCTAGGATAGTAATGGTTTTATTTTTAACTCAGTATTATAGAGGAATAGGACACGCAAATAGAATTAGATTGTTAGCTGAAGAAGTTGGCAAACATACGGAATGTATAGTAGTTGATCAATTATTTAAACCACCTTTAAATTTTACTAACGCAACACATTATGCTCTTTTACATGATTACAAAGTTAAAGACATAAAAAAAATATTTCATTTTATTCAACAAAAAGAATTAATCAGGTTTCGAATCAGAAAATGGAAAGAAATATTAGATCTACACAAACCTAAAGTCATAGTAGTAGAAGGTTTTCCATTTTGTAGACATCAATTTGCGTTTGAGTATTTTACTTATTTAAAAGAGGCTAAAAAAAGAAATATAAAGATTCTTTGCTCTATAAGAGATTATCCATGGGATGAACCACACGAACCAGGGTTACAAGACTGGGTTGCCAATACACAAAATCTAGCAATTCAAATGTACTTTGATAAAATACTTGTTCATGGAGATAAAGACATAATGCCATTACTCTCTGACAGAGTTAGAATTGAAAACACATCAGCAATCATAGGTGAGTTAGAGAAATATGTAACCTACACAGGTTATGTGGTAGATAAAAAACTTAAAAAACATGAAAGAAAGAATAACACAGTATATGTAAGTTGCGGCATGAATAAAGAAGAAGTGTTAATTATTTTCAAGCAGGTGATTAAAGCAGCAGAAAAGTTTCCAGAATTAAATTTCATAATGCCAACTGCTAATGATTATATGGAAAAGTTAAAAAATACAACAAAACGAAATGTAACACTAACTGACTATATCGAAAATTTATCTAGTAAAATATCTGATTGTGCTTTGTTTATTACTTATGGTGGGTATAACTCAACAATGGAGATACTACAAACAGAGTGTCCTGCTATAATAATTCCTAGGCAAAATGGTCAAAAACTGGAACAATTTGTTAGAGCATACGCATTTGAGCCTCTCAATGTTTTTAAAGTTTGTAGTCCTAATGAATTAAATAATCTACACAAAGTTATAATCGAAGCTCAGAAAGATAAATCTTTTCCAAAAAAATTTGAATATAGTATGAATGGGGTAGAAAACAGTGCAGAAGAAATCTTCAAGTATATCTCTTGACGAGTTTAAAAAAATGAGAAATGAATGGCGAGAACAAATTGCTATATCTGAAATTAAACAGATAAGTTATTGGAAGTCAATAAATGCCTTGGAGCTTGCATATAAAAATGCTGCAAAAAATAAGTATATTGTCATGACTTTGCGAGACAAAAAAATGCGTTATAAGTTTCCTAAAGCCAAGAATGTAGTTTTAGTTGGTTCTGGAATGTATCCCTATAGTCTGTTTGATTTACATAAGCAGTATCCTCATATAAAATCAATAGGGATCGAGATAGATAAAAAAAGAGCATTGATTAGTAAAATACTTGTGGAAAACTCACCAGCTAAAGACATGATTACTATTTTAAATTGTGATGGTATAGACTATGACTATAGTTGGTTAGACCATGATGATCTAGTATTTGTAAGTGTTGATGTTGAGATAGAAAAAAAGATACAAGAGAAAGTTATACTTGAAAGTAAAGCATCACCTTTTCTTTGTGCGCCTTATCATACGGCGTGGAGAGACGCTTACCTTAGTTGACTTTCTCTTCTTCGGTTTGCGTCTCTTTACACCATAATTGCTTTTAAAGGCATCTACGTCAGTAATCATTTCTTTTTCTTAATAGTCCTGATTACCTGTATATTAGGGTTTTTAACTTCTTTAATAAGTCTAGTTTTTTCTGGCAAAGTTCTATAGTATTCCATTGTTTTACTTTTTACAGCAGAATCATATTCCTCAATTAATCCAACTCTTGGATCACCAATCATTTCTAACTTACCTTCGCCCTTACCTGAGCCAAATGTATCTCTAGCCATGGGTCACTCCTTACAGTGCAGGGCCGCCTTTTAGAGGTGCGTAAAACTTACCACCCATGCCGCCTTGAACATTTTCACTAGCTGCTTGGTACTTTTTATTTATACCAGTAGCTGCTGGACCTTTTGATACATGACCTGCGGCCATAGAACCAGCTGCTGAACTCATATCAGCCATTACTGGACCTTGATCTACGTATCCAGGAGCAGTTTTCATTCCAGCCATTGGGCCACCTTTTACAGCGCCAGCAGGTCTAGAATCACTTGAACCCGTGAATGAAGTTCTCTGTGTGCCACCTTTTGGCATACCTGTAGCTTGTTTAGCATTTTTTACATACTTTAAAGCTTCGGCATCACCTGTGACTGTTTTTTTAATCATAGACATTATGTTGTCCTCCTTATGAAATTGCTGCTTTTACAGTTTCCGTATTATTACCAGCGTTAGCTGCTTCTGAGACAGATGATCTTACAGTTACAGTTGGTGCACCACCAGCTGCGATTGAAGTAAAGTAAGAGTTTGCACCAGTAAATGTACAATGTTCAATTACTGTAGCAACGTTACTTAGCATTCCAGTGTCTACTGGAAAGTTACAATATCTGTAAGTTTGGCTTCCAGAATTGTTATGAGCAACAACACCATAACCTGCTGAAACATTATCACCAAATGTACAATTTTCTGCTATGATTACAGAAGCTGCATCATCCGCTACAACACCTGCGTTTGAATCTAATACACCAGTTGTAATACCTGCATTAGCAATTGCTAGTGCAGCACTTCTACTTGGACCGTCTGTTCCATCAAAAATACAATTTTCAAAGGTTACAGTAACAGCAGCGTTACCTACAATTGCTCCTGGTGAAGCGATTTTGCAGTTTTTAATTATTACGTTTGAACCAGCTGTTATACCAGATGGTATAGAAAAACCAGTAAACACAATATCTTTAGCATCGCCCATACCCATTATAGTTACATCTGCAACATTAGTTGTTCTTGGATCGGTATAAGAACCTGGTAACACTTGAATTACATCACCTGCTTGTAGATGGTTAGTAGGAATATGGTCAATAGATTTGAACTGTGCGCCCAAGTTAAGTTCTGGGCTAACTATGTGAGTCTGTTTATTTGACATTATTTTTTACCCTTCTTTTTAAGAATAGCTTTTTGTAAAGCTGGAGGTAACTTCTTCTGCGCTGCAGTTAGTCCGTTCTTGCCATTCCCGTTTCCGTTCATTGCTTTCCCGTTCTTCATGGTGTTACCATTACCATTTTTTTTCATCATACCATTTTTCATTTTATGTTTTGGCATTTTATATCTCCATTTTCATTTAATTGTAATTAAAAGTCAAAATTTTATTTATTCTTTTTCTGAAGAGCTTTTCCTGCTGTATTCAGAGCTATCGCTACCGCTTGCTTTCGTAAGGCTTGTTTCTTCGATATTCCTTGCTTTTTCGAAATTGTCGCTATCGCTTTTGATCTCGAACGTGAAGGTTTCTTCATCAGCTCTTTGATGTTTTTTGATATCGTTTTCTGACTCTTTCCTTTTTTCAACGGCATCTTCTTCTCCCATAGTCACTAGCATTTCAGAGGGTGACTTTGGTGCATTAGACTCTTCTCTAGGAGTTTCTTGCACAGTGTATACCAGATAATCTCTATCTGAATTAATATAAGCTGCTGATACAGCTAGTTTATTAGTCCACCAAGTTGGTAGAGAAGCTTCATTATCTTCAGGTAAACTACGAAGAATATCTTGACAATCTTCTATTATATTAGCGCACTGTCTTCTAGCAGAGGCTACATCAGTGTGTCCATCTTTTAATTTCATCTTCTGCTCCTTGATTTTTTAAAACCTATAGGTTTTGAGTACTTAACTGGATAGCCTTTTTTTCTCTCATTAACTATATGTTTTTCTAATCTATTTGTAGTAAGTTTACCACTTGTAGCAAGTTTACGCAAACGTTCATTTTTACGAATTTTAGGACTGGGAGGTTTTTTAAACTTAAACCTTCCAACTTTTTTTATAGTTCTGTAAGCCATGACATTTTTCCCCCTGCATTAAATTTTATGGTTTCCCCTGTCTCTAAGTTTTCTTCAATCTTCTCTCTACTACTAAGTAGTTTACCACACTGCGCCTTACAAAGAGGAAACGCTCTCTCATATCCTGCTAGATACTTAGACAACTTAGTCCAATATTCATAACTCAGTATTTTCTCTAAAGAGTGATTAAAACCATTAAATACTTTTTCATAATCTTTTATGTAATAAAACCTAGTATTAGTTTCATCATAAAAATGTCCACCAGTCCAACAACACCTAAAAACATTACCATCAGGAGCAATATACCATTTACCCCAATCTTGCCAGCTACAAATAATCTTTCGTTCTATGCTCTCAAGATTTATTTTTTTCTTAGCATGAACATATTTTCCACTTTTTGGAGCGCCAAATTCTCTAGAAGTTTTAATAGTAGAAAAAGTAGTAAAATTTGCATTTACTGCCCTTCTTCTGGCTTCTTCTACTTGATGCTTATTATGTTCAAAGACTATATACTTCCAATGAACTTTTGGTCTTTTAGTATTAATTACTGCTTTTGCATTATTAAATACTTTTTCATACTCTGTATTAATTCTATAAATATGATGAGTATCTTCTAAACCATCGATATCAAAGTTTATAATATCTTTTTCAGTTAGTATATTACCAATATCAGTCCAATAGTCTTGATTATGTATCCCACCATTAGTATGGATTAAAACTTTGGTATCATATGATTTTACATATGTAAGAATATCTCTAAAATCTTTATTCATTATAGAATCACCAAAGTTTCCGTTAAACATTAGCCACTCTAAGTTTTGTAATAACTCAGGATAAAATAACTTTTTAAAGTTTTCTATAGAGATAGTATATTTTTTATCATTAAGATTTATTCTTAAAGGTTTTAGCCTGTGACAAGCAGGACATTTAGCATTGCATCTAAATGTAATCTCTGTAGTCAGTTGTCTATATTTTTTCATTAACTAGCGGGTCTTAATCCTACAATTGTTATAGTTAAACCAGCGGGGATAGATGTTTCAACATCTTTAAACTGTATAGTATCTCCAGGATTATTATAAATATAATCTGTAGTGGGAGCTTGAGTAACACCGTCAATTGACACACTTAACACATTAGCTATGGCCACTAGAGCTACACCAACTCCGTAAGTATTTGAATCTGCTATACTAGTAACCACGTTAGTGTGCGGAGCTAATAAAGTAGCTCCTCCAGTTATAGCAGCAACGTTATCTTGTACTATGTTAATGTTGGCAGTTGTAGAGTTTAGGTTTGAATTAAGTCTTGTAAAAGTAACAAAATCATTAGAAGCTGAGTCAGTAATTGCAATCTTAGAATCAATTTGTGTTTGTAGTGCAGAAGTTACCCCATCAAGGTGCCCAAGCTCAGTAGAAGTAACAGCGCTAACTTCTATCTTACCTCCAGAACCAGCTATCAAGGCTCTTGAAGCTGTTAGGTTAGTATTAAATACAGTGCTTATTGCCCCAGATCTATTATCAGTTATGGCGGTAGATAAATCTGTTCCATCAAATTTAACACTTGCAGCAGTTAATATGCCAACATCTAAATTAGATTGTGTTACAGGTGATAATGCAGTATTAGAAAGAGGATCCTTAGTATCAGCTAGTTTAAAAGTAGTAGCACTCTCATCGTAAAAAATTGCTGCATTTCCTTGGTTACCTCTATTAAATAATAAGCCAACATCTAAAGTAGGGCTGCCAGTAGCACCTGATGCTAACATTATCATTCTATCTGCTACTGTGAGATCTGTTGTATCAACTGTGGTAGTTGTTCCGCTTACGGTTAAATTACCAGTGATTACAAGATCATCATTCATATTAACTTGATCTGTGAATGTAGCTGAAGTTAAATTTGCAGCTCTTCTTGCTTCAAGTGCGTCTATCTGTGTTTGAACGGCAGAAGTAACTCCATCTAGATGTCCTAATTCTGTAGAGGTAATAACACTAACTTCAACTTTTCCACCAGTGCCTGCAATTAATGCTCTTGATGCAGTTAGGTCAGCTGTAGTAATAGTGCTTACAGCACCAGCAATATTAGCTGCTCTTCTAGTTTCTATCGCCGTATCTTCTGCAGTTAATAGAGTATTATTTGCTGAACGTCTAGTTTCAACAGCGGCCACATTATCCTGTACTATATCAACATTAGCATTAATTCTAACCTCAACTGCTGCAGCATTAGCTCCTGCATCTAACTGAGCCGCAGTAATAGTACCGTCTGCTATATGTCTACCTTCAACACTATTGTTTGCTAATAAAGAAGAGTTTATTAAATTACTAGCAACAACAGATCTACTTATTCGTGTAAGTGCCATATCTTACTCCTTTTTATCGGGTTCCACTTCATCAATTTCAGCAAAAAACTCTTCTAAGAAATCTCTTTTCTCTAAAGGTTTTTCATCCTCATCATCAAAAAATTCTTTAATAAAAGATTCAACCTGCTCATCAACAGATGGGGGAGCATTAAGATAATCAAACTCATTGTCTACGCAAGCTCGTTTTATAATTTCCATACACCATTTTTGATCTTCTTCATTGAGCATTTCTCTTTGTCCATCAATCCATTGAATCTCAGTATGAGGATTTTGTGATCCTGATTTTTCATAGTATATTCCTACAATATCTCCCGCTACCATTTCCTTTACTTTTGGAACAACCTCTGCCATTTTATCTAAACTAAATGACTTTAATTTTAAAGGACCTTTTCCATCTTTAGTAATTTCTCTGAACTCGCAGAATACATTATCTGCATGAAGTTCGTCTATATGCATTTTATAATAAGACATTCTATCTCCTATGTTTTTATAATAAATTTAACGCCTTGAAAGGCTTGTGTGACTGTGATACCACCAGTAGAACCACTCACACTAGTTACAACTGTTGAACTACCAGCGTCTTTTGAAGCTGTAGCCACTGATGATGTACCAACACTTAAACTTAATGCTCCTCCTGATGCTGTTAAAACTCCTGAAGAGCCTATTGTAGTGCCAGAGGGTGAATAACCAACATTAGTTGCTTTACCTGCCGCTACTCTATCGCTAAAATTAGGCAAAGTAAAAGTGCTACTACCATCCCCAGCTCCAAAATTTGTACCTATTACTGCAAATAAAGCTGCATATGTAGTTCTACTTACAGTTCCTCCTTCACAACCTAACCAACCAGCAGGGGCTGAGTCTGCTCCGTACATAATTATTGTACCAGGAGGCATTAATGGTGCTACATCTGTAGCTGTATTCATTATGGTTGCTTGAGAAAGCACTCTAGCAGCAACATTACCGTAAGTTTTACCGTCTTGTGTGAGGATATTTAATCCATCTTTTCCTGCACCAGCAATCGCACCACTAGTTGTTCCATAATGAACAATAGAGGTATTAGCACTGTTAATAGTTCCAAGTGCAATCGCAGTTGGATTATTAGCTATGGCAGAAACTTTGATTTGAGCATTTGCCCCAGCTAAGCCTTTTGTACTATTAAAAGCAAAGTTAAGTCTATCACCTGTTATACCAGTTGTTGTACTAGTGGTTGCTTCAATCATTGCATTAGTAACGGAACCATTTAAAGGTGGTATACCGATATCAACAAAATCAGTGGCGGTATCAGTATTAGCTTTTTTTAGATAGAGTCTAGCATTAGCAGACAATCCTCCAGCGGAACTAACAGTAGCAGCAAGCTCTCCTATCTCATAATGAGAGACATTAGACATCATAGACACAATGCCGTTCTCAAGTCTATGCCCAATTCCTACTCGTGTAAAACCTGTGCCAACCGTTTGTGTTTTAATATGGTTTGCGTCAGCTACGAAAAAGGCAGTTACATTTGCATTTGAGTGTCTATAAAGTAAGCCAGTTTCAGGAGCTTGAGCTGTACCAGATCTAACAATATTACTACCTGATAATGAAGGCGCAGCTGCTCCCGCAAAATTGGTCAGCAAAGACCTAAGAGCATTATTGAACTGAGTTCGTGCAGTACTAATACTAGTTGCTGCAGTAGGTTCAACAAAGGTGTTTGAGTCTAGTAATGTCATTTTATATTCCCGTTGCTGTCAATGCGACTGATATTGCACCATCAGCAGGTGCTACCGCATCAGCTCCAATATCAAATACTCTATACGCCACATGATCTTTAGTAACCTCAACAGTAAGTACAACAGCTGCATTGGCAAAATTTATCGGCTGTAAAGATACAGTCGGTGTTAAACCAAAATTTGCAGATGTCATATCAACAAACTGCGTAGCATTACTAAAAGTTGATGTATCAGTAAAAGTTGTTGTAGTCTTCTCTATACTAACTCTAAATTTATCGAGTGTAAAGTCAAATTCATTTGGAGATGAGTTGAGTACCACAAATTTTAATTGATAAAATCTAAACTGACGGGATCCAACCTCGTAAGGTAAAAAACCATCATTAATCGAAGAAGAAGTAAAAGCACTTACATTAACGTTTCCATTTGATACTCCTGCACCTGTGTAAAATAATACATCAGGATCTGCGCTAGAGGTCCTTATGAAAGTTTGTTGAGTTATCGCTGTAGCGGAACCAGCAAAAGTTGTGGAGGCTTCGTCTTGATACTGTCTTAAGTTAACTAGTTTATAATTATTAACTCCACTATTTGCCGTAGTAACGTTAGCAAAGGCATTACCTCCAGTAGAATCTCCATTTGCATGAAAAGTTTCCCCTAGTTCAATCTCATTCGCATTGATGGCACCAGCTATAAAAGCCATAGCATTAGCATTTGCTCTGTCACCTTGGTCTAATACTCCTCCACTTACATAAGTACTAAAACCACTAGAGTTTAAACCAGTGCTTCCTCCTGAATCAGTGAATATATTTAATGTTGTTGCATTAACTCTAGTTGCGTATACTTCTCTTTCATTAATCTCAGTCATGCCACTAACACCATGAATTATAATACGCTCAGTTCCAGTAATTCCATGCTCAGAGCCAGAAGTTGTAATCACAGCAGGGTTAGCTTTTGTTATAGCTTGAATCGAAATAACATTACCAGTATATTGTCCAGGATTTACGATTGCATACACATTTTGTGATGTCGTTGAATCGACAAGTGTTTCATTATTTGTATCAAAACTGAAAGATAAAGTTGTATTACTGAAACCTAATACAGTGCCTAAGCCTCCAAAGTTAGTTTCTCTTAACACATTGTCTTTAGGACTACTTTGTACCTCTGTGGCTCCAGTTAGTATGTCGTCTGTAAAATCATTAAAAGTAGTTTTAGCAGCTGATGTACCTTGTATATCAGCCTGTACAGATCCTGTAATAACTGCACCCATGTCTCTAATTGGAGTAATATATGTCGCATCACCACCAGCAGTTAAATCAGAGACGGCTAAGCCAGCATTGTACGACCACCCAGTAGCAGAGGCATTAGCATTATCTGCAGCAGTTGAAGGAGTAGCAGCAACGTTAAGTCCTCCCGAATTAGTGTCAGTAACACTAACAAAAGCTGCTTCAGAAGCATTTTCATTGGCTATACCAGCAAATTGAACAGAAGGGCTATCAGTATTAAACGCTTTAAATACCGTTTTTCCTCCTGGTCTAAATGTTGTTAAAGTAGTAATAGCAATGTCATCACTAAAATTTCCTGAGGTATCACGAGTTTTTGCAAGATATGTAAAATCACCAAAAGCATCAATAGGACTAGATTTACGAGATACACCTGCTGCAACTGTTAAAAAAGGATTGGCTGCGTTAAAATTCTCTTCAGTTGCCGTGCGAATACCTCCTATACGTCTTATCACTACTTCTTTTAAATCTAAATCAACTAGATCACCTGTTGCTTGACGTGGGTATTGCCAAAATAAGGTAAGTTGTTCTTCAGATTGTCCAGCACCAAAATCAGTAATATTTTGTGGTTTAGCTGTTTTTCCTATTATAAGTTTTTCTGCTGTTGCAGTTATTCCTCTTATATTTTTATTAAGAGGTGTGATTCTTACAAATAAAGTTATTGTGCTTCCTACAACGCCTCTATCAATATTATTTATGACATGAGTAATTTGTCCTGCATCATCAACATTATTAGCAGGAACTTTAACTGTAGAAAAACTACTTAAATCTGTATTATCTGTATTATTAGTACGATATGAAATTTCATAATCAGTTACTTCTTGATTAACTACGTGATTAAATTTGATTATAGCACGTGTAGCAACACCACCTAATTGTTCTACATATAAACCTTCAGTAATTGAAATATTTTGAACCTTTTGAATAGGTATCTCTCCAATAGAAACACTCTTTGTTACACTAGGGCTGAATCTTCCTGTAAGGTTTCTATTCCTAGCTTTTACAGTAGTAGTGCCTATAGGTATATCTCTTATAATTCTATCTTTTGCTAAAAAAGTTTTTTCAAACTCACCACCAACATTCAGTTGATATATTTGATTATTAGCTAATCTAAAATTACCAGGATAAGTTCCTCTATCATAGTCGAGAGTAAAAGTTTTATCTCCAGTATTCACATTACCTATAGCTCCGACAGGGTCTTGAGCAAGGTTAACCATAGTTACGCCAGTAAGATTAGCTACTGGCGTAGTCAATAATTCTACCTGATAAATATTATTAGCGGTCATTTCAGCATTGTAAGTTGGGCTAGCAGGGTCATAACTAGTGTTTGCCACAGTAAAAATATTCTGAGTTTCAAACTGCACATTATCACCTATCTCAATAGCTGGTACAGTATAATGATCTATTTCTACTCTTATTTGACTTTCATCACTCGCTGCGGTAACTTGTATAGTAGCAGGTGTTGATACTCTATCTAGTGTGAAGTTCTGAGTTTCAATATTATCTAAAAATACTCTTACAAAAGCTGCATCTCTAGGAGTAATTGGTAAAGGCTCTGTATGGGTGCTTCCTCCTACAAAAGCATTTTCTTGGGTGTAAGTAAATTCTGAACCACCGACATAAAAGTTTGCTCTACTATTAAAATATCTCGAATCCAATATTTGAAATATCTCAATATAAAATGGAGTATTAAGCAATTTACTACCAAGATCAACGCCATTTGTAATAGGATTATCAATATAAATAAAGTTATTTGGTCTATCAGCAAAACGTATATTAGCAGATAAACCAGTTAATTCTGGCCCAGCAGCTACAAAGTTTCTTGATCCTCCTGTTTGTTGTACAGAAATCGGTACAGTTACAGCATCGTGTCCTTTTAGTCCTTGGAAAATACCATCTGCTAACCCATCATTTACATCTAAAAGAAACTTAGGCTCACCACTTGCAATAAAATTATAATCAGTAAGAACATTCATACCTTCAACTTGTAATCTTAAATTATCAACTGCACTTGTTCCATGAGTAGCACCTGAAATTACAGAATTACATAATAACCTAATTTTACCTGTTAAACTATCAAACCCGTTTTTACCGATTAATGCAGCAGGACCGTCGCCATCTTCTATAGCAGTAATATCAGAGGCGTTAAATTTTATAGTGCTTCCGTCATCACTAACTAATGAGGGTATTAGTTGAGATTCGTCTGGAAGAGAAATAAAATACTCTGTCTCAAACTGGATACCATAATTCTGACTTTCAGTAAAATTTTCTACAATTAAATCAACCCTCACTGACCCATCTTGCTCTCTAGTAGGTACTGAACGTAAACTAAAGACAGGAGCAGGAGGTGCGATTAATGGTGATTTAGTATCTAAATATGCTGTTGGGGTATAATCAATAAAAGTATCTGAATCTACGTATATATTAGATACATACTCTATAGCTGATACTGTTACTTCTTCTTCTTTTGGGTCACGTGAAAGTGAAGTGATTTTAAATAGTTTATCTGTTTTATTTGTGTAAAACTGGTCTGGGTTATCCCATTCTCCAAAGCTCCACAAATCTCCTCTTTTTGGTAGATTATTAGAAGTAAATTGGTTAAAATTCACTAGAGTTTTAGTAATCGGATCATATCGTTTATCTATTCTAACTTCAATTAAATCTGCGCCTGCACTAACATTACCTGTACTATTAACTGCAAATAAGGTATTTGAAAGAATATATAAATCAATTCTATCTCCATCAAGTTGTATAACTCTTAAAGCTAATGGTGAAGTATTACCTGTAAAATCTGTAGCAGCAATAGTAGGGACAGTTAAATGCTCTAACATTAAATTAGAACCTAGGCTTAAGGTTGTGTTGGCGTCTCTAGCAATCTTACCTCCATAACCAAAAGCAACACCAATCTGTCTTTGGGCTAAAGATATGACATCACCAGGAGCGAGTGCTAAAGCATCTGTAGAAGTAATAAAGTCAACTTTTCGTCTTTGAAATCTAGAAGCAGCTATTTGGTATTGTGCATATCTAAGAGCTTGAGACCGTCTAGTAACTCCAAATAAATCAAGAGAAGCAATATTTTCAATTATACTACGATCTGTACCATCATTAGCATCAACAGTGTCTATTCTTACTGTTTCCCTTTTAAAATGATTTGTTGGGTCAACGTATGATACGTCTACACCAGTAAAAATCTCGCTCTCTTTAACTCCAGAGATGTTTAGGGAGCCTGTTTTAATATTTGTCTCATTAAAAAGCGCAACTGGTGTTTCGTCAGGTAAGTCAACAGCTAAAGTAATCTTACCTCCAGAATATACTAAAGCAGCTCTAATTGACGCAGCCATTTGATTTAACACATCTAATGCTTGTCCTTGATCTTGTATGACTCCATTGAATGTAAAGCGTCTTTCAATTATTTTAGTGCCTTCAGGTATTCCAATTAAAGTTTCTCTAACAGCTGTGAATAAACCTCTAGGTTTATGTCTAAATGTTCCATCAGCTAAACCTTCAACACCAATAAATGCTCCAGTTGCATCATCACAAGCATCACAATATTTAGCTACCCTATGAAATTTAAATTTATCAATATTTGCTTCATCAACCCCTAATCCATATGTTTTGTTAGTTAAGATATCATACATTATCCATACAGGGTTCTGAGTCCATGAATATACAAATTCACCGTCCCATGGACCTATATATAGTATAGGATTAGCAGTTAAAAGTTTAGTGCTTGGGCCTTGGCTCTGTAAACTATAGCCGTTTCCAAAATAACTTAAGTCACCTGAACTTGGATTCTCTAATTCTCTCCAATCAATCTCACCACTTGTTAATATTGGTTGATTATAGTTAGTAGGAACTTTTACTATAAGTCCTTTAACTAACGAAGTAAAGTTAGGAACTCCTCCAGTGTGTTCAGCAAAAGCCTTTAAGGCGTAACCAATATGAGCAGTTCTGGGGTATGCTTGTGGTTGATTTTCAATCTCAAACCAGCCAATGCTTTGTATAGTTTCTTGAACTTTAGAGCTGTCTGAGTCATCAGAAGTTTTTTCTATAGTGAATTTGTAACCGTTAGCACTTTGTGAAACAGCAGGTATTGTAATATCTACTGTAAATTTAAAAGGACTATTAGTCTTACCTCTAATAGTTTTATCAACAGTTCTTATAATAGTGCTACCTGTGCTATCAAATAAAGTAATTCTTATAGATATTGCTCTCTGAACAATATCACCATTATCTTTGGACTCTTGAAGAGCGCTAATTACAAATGCAAATTTAATTTGATCCCAGTCATTTGCACTAGTCGATTGTAAAAATATTCTTGATTGTGGTACACCAGCTACATTACCTTTTTTAAGTGTGACAGGTGAAGAGAAATTTTGAGGGCCAACTGTCTGTTCCCCAAAAACTGGTAAAGGTTGTTGAGTTACAGTACCTGTATTAGTAGCAGTTCTAAAAAATTCTGTATTTTCCTGTCCATCTCCATCAATATTAATCATATCATCAATATTGCCGTCATTAACTTCAATATCTTGAGGACCATTAGGGTTTATTCTATACATCGGCCCTTCACCTAATGCAGAGGTTACGAATAGAATATCAGTAGAAAATAAGTTATTTGGATCTTCTTTTCCGCCTTGAGATCCCGACTTGCCGCCACCTTTATTATGTACTCGTAAATTCTCAGCTATATAAGTTTGAGTTTCAGAAACTGTAAAAGTATAAACAGGAGCATCTGGTAGCGTTACAATGCTTAAAATAGTAGAAGGAGTACCATTCTGCAGAACTAACTCCTCTCCAAGTTTAAATTCTTGCATCTCCTTAAATAAACCATCAGAACCCATCATCCAATGATTAGGAGTAACATCAACTGTTCCGTGTTGGTGTTTTACTCTTATTACATTGTCTATTTCATGAAAAAAAACTTCAGTCACAGTAGCAGGACCAAGTTCTCCATATTTTTTGAAACTCCATACTATATCAGACGGTGATATATCTTTAATATCTTTAAAAGTACCGTCAGCCATAGTAATCATAGTACCTGCAGGAAAACACCCTTTAGAGCCAAAAATAGAAGGTACACTTTTTCCTTGATACTGTACGTAATGTCTATTAATCATAGCCATTAGAATTGATCTCCTACTCTAATAACATCACTTTTACCATGTGAAGTTGTATTTAGATAACCAGAAACAAATTGACCTGCAACTCGGGTTTCTCCATAAACTAGTGCTATAGGAGTACCGCTCTCGGTTGTATTTTGAAGAGAACCAAACATATCACTACCTCTTGTAGAGCTATCTACTTGTTCTGCCATTTTTGGTTTTTTGGTAAATATGCTTGAAAGTACACTAAGGGCTAAGTTTCCTATTATTGAACGGGCAAATGACGCTCCTAAACCACTTCCTGATAAAGCACCTGTCATTCCTGAAAAAGCTGTCCCAACACTTGATAATCCCGCACTATAGGTTGCTGCAAAACCTGCACCACCTGCACCAGCAGCTAATCCAATAGCATACGGAGCTACAATAGCCACAGCTGCTAATAGTAAAAAACCGCGTTTACCTCCGCCGCCTGTAATCAAGGGCACAACGTAAATAACTTCATCATTTTTTACCTTTTTAAGGGGAAACTCAGTTGGACGAAGTATTTTAAAATTTTCATCAACAAGAGCTATTCCCTCATCAATTTTACCCTCTTTTATCTTATTACTATACGTGGCAAACTCTTTAAATGAGTTTGATAAATAAACGATAACTTCATCATAAGTATTTATATTTACTTGAAGTGACTTTATATCCGCCGTATGTTTGCGTAAAGTAGAATGTATCTTAATCGTTGCCAAGGTGTTTACTCTCAAACTTATCGAATTTTAGTGCATCTAGATTTCTATCGTACCAATAAATAAAATAATTTAAACCGAAGCCAACAATAAATTTATATTCTGCAAAAGCTGCTGCATGTTTATCTTCTCTACTAGGTAATGGTTGTTCTTCTCCAGGATGAGAATGAAATATACCCCAAATTTGATCGTCATATTTAATTAAAGCTCCAGGATCTAATTCAAAGGTTATAGTAGGAGTATTACTTAAATTATCAACTCTTACGTAGGAAAAGTCCTTAAGAATAATGCCACAAGCTTCTCTTGGATAATCTTCTTCAGCGTGAGCCTGCATTTCATAAATTAATTTATCGAACCGTTCCATCTATATATTCCTGTTGTATATTGTTTATAATAATTACCATATGGAGCAACCCAACTAACGTGACCTAACATAGTTTGTAAAATTCTGTTCTTGTCAATATATATTGCGCAGTGGTTACTAATATTAGTAGAGCCAATACTCATCAGAATAATATCATAGAGTTTTGGCTCTTCGTTAACCTTTTTAAAAATGTGAGAAAACTTTTTAAAACCATCTTCATAAAACCGATCAGTAGTTTTACTATACCAGTCTTCATCAACTATATTACAGAAATCCCAACTACGTTGTTTGACATCTATATTAAGATGATCTTTGTAAATATACATACAAAGATTCCAGCAATCAATACCAGTTTTAGGGTCATTTCCTAAATGCTTATAAGGGTAGTCAGTATATTTATAGTACCACTTGTCTATAGGCTGCATAAATTTTTTCACTCCAATAATTATCAATAGTTGTAATCATAGAGTGAGCCCCCTCCTCTAGATGTAACATTCTCATATTGTTATCAATCAGCATACCAAAGTGAATCGGATTTTCACTTTTTAATGATCTAAAAACTATTACATCATAAATTTGCAATTCTGTCAATGATACTTTTGTTGCATACAGTGAAGCCCAGTCATCAATGTTCTTAAGACTGATTTCCTTCATCCATCTTCTAGTAGAAATATTTTTATTTTGATTTTTTATTAATTCAAATAGCTTTTCAAATATATTGCTTTTTAACTCGTTTTTATAAAAGCTTGCAATTAGCGTAATGCAATTAGTTCCTGAATATCTATGTGATAGCCCAAGATAATTTTTTATATTTTTCGATACCATTCTGCATACTCTGGAAAAGTTGCTTCAAAACTTTCATTCCTGCTTAAATCTAAGGCAGTGTTAAATTTTTTAAGTTCGGGTAATAAATGTGAATTATCAGCTCGATTCATATGTCTTAGAGAATTTAGAATTGTGTTTATCTCGTTTTTACTAAATAAACTTTGATGCTTAGTAAGAAACTTTTTATATTTTTCATTAATAAATTTTTTAGTTTCAAGAGGTAACACGCTTGTATCCATAAATGATGGACTTATTAAATTAGTGATAAAAAGCGAGATATTTAATTTTTTCAAGTGCAAGATAAGTTCTGGATTTGAAAGTATAGAATATACATTTCCCGTTGCACTTACTGTTTCTATATAGTCTTTGAACACATTCAGATTTTCTGCAAAAGTTTTCCAAACAAATCCTTTTCTACTGTATTCAACATGTTCTTTATAGCCTTCAACACTAGGCCATAATTTAACCTTATCAAACTTTTTCCATAGTTGAACTATGTCATATTTTTTAAACTTTGAATATGAGAGATTAGAGTTATATTGTAATTCAACATCTGTCTTACCTTTATCTATAAGAAATTCTAACATTTTGTACATACCATCTTGAACAAAAGGCTCTCCTCCAGCAAAATAAATAGTATCAATTGTTTTATATATTTTCTCCATGTCGTCCCAGAATTCAGGGTTATTAGTCCAATAGTCTAAACTTTGAACTTCATTACCAGCAGCATTAAAAGGTGCTAAGTGTTTTTCTCTAAACCAGGAAGTTGAAGCATCAGGACCACACATTCGGCATTTGAAATTACACAAGTTACCAAATCTAAAATCAAGCCATACAGGAGGATTTTTAACAGATCCATCTTTTTCAGTTTTTCTCTGAAGCGGAGCATATTTTCCAAATCTTTGATTAACTCTATTTCTATGACTATCTTGTCCAGATTTTTCTATGTCATAGCATACATCACACTCTACTGGGTGCTGACCTTGTAAAAATTGTAGTCTTTTTTTCTTATACAAATCATTATTCCACACTTCAAGTGGTGCTGCGCCATTAGTCCCAAGTTTTTTCTCGCCAGGACCCATGTAATTATCGGTATGACAACATAGGCTATAATCTCCTCTAATGTCTCCGTACATATGAATCCAAGGCATAATACATCCTTTAATCATTGTCTAGGTATAGTTCTTCCAGTCGCAGGGAAGCCTCCAAAGTGAATTTGATTGTTTCTTAGCTGACATGATCTGATTGATTTTCCGCATACGTCTAAGTCGTTACTGGCTGCAGTTTCATTTGCTGCTGTAATTGGGTTAGTATTAGCTTGTAATACAGGGTTTGAGGTGCCCGGAATAGAACCACCCCCAGGTCCAGGATATTGGCATTCAGGTCCTTTATATACCCATTGACAGGTATTTTTATAAAACTTTCTTTTTGGAACAGCCAATCTAAAATATTGAAGCCATGATATTAAACCAAATCTTGCTACATTCTCATCTAAACTTTCTAAATTATCTATTTTGAAAACATCTTCTATATATGCTTCGGTATCTGCTTCAGGATTAACTATGTAAATATTATCTCCAACAGAAGTATTAGCATCTAAAGATCTATCCAAAAATAAAAACCTATTTTCCTCAATTCTAGTGATAGTTGCCTCAGTTGTACCAAATTGTCCTTTTACGTTATCATTTACTCTGTAGGGTAAAGCACTAAGAACTTCTATTACGTTTGAAGAGATATATCTAGCACTACTATATTCTGGCCAAAAATCTAAAAAGTTTGCAAAAGTAGTTTTAACTTCAACAACCCCACCTAATAAATCTCTTGTATCTTGTTTTTGTTCTTGCCAATCAGCAGTGCTACTATGAGCGATTGTCTCGCTATAAGTCCATGCAGCATTAGCTCTACCATATCTACCGACAACTTCAGCGCTATAGTTTAAATCTGCATTAGCTCTAGCGCGGGTCATTGCATGAAATCCCTCTGTTCCTGTTGTATAGTCAGAAGCTTCTGCATCTACAGTTCTAGGATCAATACCATGTACAAGCTCATCATTGACAAGGGCTACGACAGAATTTGAACTATTATTACCAGCTAAAAAAGGATTCTCTACAAATGTACTAATTATATTGTCAAAGTTTGATATACTAATAGTTACTTCATTTATTTTTCCATCACTACCAGACTCAACAGTAGAAAAATCTACAGGAAAAGGAATATATTCTTTTTTATCATAGTTAATTCGGTATACAGAATCACTTTGAGTATCTCCCACAATCTCTGCGAATCTTAAAGGTATATCTACAGGCCAAGATCTACCTTCACCTTGACCAGCTGGATTACCGTTAGAATTAGGAGGATACCACTCACCTGGATAATATAGAGAATAAAGTCTAACAATCTGATTTTGAGTGAAAGCATTTTTTTCAGCAATAAATGGTGAGTTTGATATTGAAGATATTGTTGTACTAGCAACGGTAGTATTACTTGAAAACGTATTAGCCTGGAATGGTAAACTAGTAGTGGCTAACGCTCCATTAGCACTAGTAGACATCACTGTGCCTATATCTTGTAACGTTTCTCCAGATGAGAACTCTCGAGATACATTATCAACTTTTACTTTTATCGTATTTGATGCTGCATCTACATTAGCAATAACAGCTTGTGTAGTTGACGTGGCACCAACTACTGTATTACCGTTTCTAAAGCCTGTAGCATCGGCAACAGTTAAAATAAAGTCATATGTTCTTACTGTGGGCATTAATCAAATGTTTCCTGTAATTTAAAACTAACAGTATAAAAGTTATCTCTCAAGTTTGAAGAGGCACCTAATACTTGAGTAACATTCAGAGGGCCATCAAAACGTACGGTAGCAGTTCCAGATTCATTTATGTGTCCTAAATCAAAAGTAAATGACTCGAACTCTCCACTTCTAGCAGTATAAAAGTCATCAATTGCTCTTTTACCTATACCGTGTAAATTTGTGTACTGAAGATCGTATTGTCTTTTTGACCTTCTTGATTTCAGTCTTCTTTTTTCATATCCTGCTTGGCTTTGAAAGATAGTAGTATCAAAGGCTCTAGTAGAAGAAAAGCCTACGTCTGGTCTTCTATCCGCCATTGAAGTAAATCTATCATCTTTTTCAACAGTGCCTTGATATACTCTGATATCTAAAGTGTCTTGATTATCAACTGCACCTAAAGCTCCTCCTCCTAGTTTGGTAGGAGCAGAGGTCATTGCTTCCGTGCCTAAGCCACTATATTTAGATGACCTTGAAAATCTTACAGCATCAACCTTGCCATCAAAAAATTCTCCTGTATTGAATCTACCTATATTAACATTTCCACTAACCGTGTTACCAAATACTTTTTGCCCTACCGCCACTCTCGCGTTATTAACATAAAGACTAGCGGTCTCATCATCTCTTGAAACACTTAATGCAACATGATAAAAAGAACCTGTGTTAATAGTGCCACCATATAATTCATGTATAACACCTTCTATAGCAGATACATATCCAATTGTATTATTAGAACCAACTGTCCTAACAACTATGTAGTTGTTTGTGGCTTGATAGCGAGAAAATATAGTTCCATTTGCGCTTAGAGAGTCTGGATTAACAAAAGCTTCAAACGTGAAATCGTCACCATTTAAATCAAATATAGCTTTATCACCATAATCTAAGAAATGAGAACTTCCGTTTAAGTCTACAGACTTAGAACCAAAAGCTGCTGTGCTTGAGTATGTTTTAGTAGTAGAATTTAGATCTGTTTGCGCAATATCAGACTCATCTGTAGCATTTTCACTCTCAAAGTTAAGTAGCAGTTTTGTGGCATCATCTGCAATATCTATTCCAGAAGTACCTAAAGTTACACTTGGAAATGTAAATGCTGATGATTGCTGTAAAACACCTGATAAAAACACTAAGAGAGAATTTGCATCGCTTACGTTAGACCCGACAGGTAATGCAAAACTCTCTTGATCTGCATTTACTAAGTAGGTGTTACCGTCAACTATTGTAGCTGATGTATTACTATAAGTGACTGCACCAGTAACTTCTGTTTTTCTACTTATCTGAAAGCGTTGTGGGAGACTAATAGTTTTTAGTTGTAGAGTAGTCGCATTAGGAGCTGTGACGAAACTTACAGTGGCACCTGCGTTTGTGACTGCATAAGTAGTAGTATCTTGTACGGCACCGTCAATTGAAGCTATAACTTCGCTCTCACGTGTTACACTTGAAGGTAAATTAAAATCTGTTGTAGAGCCTGTACTGTTAAAAGTAGCCGTTGCTAAAACAGCAAACTCTGAAGTATTAGCTGTAGCATCATTTGGATACGTTGCCATTATGCGCCTCCTCTCATAGATTTACGGATTGGGCCATTATTTCTTAAGTCTCTGGTCACAATATCTATAACAATAGCATCAACATCCATACGTGGTGTAGCAGTTGTTGCCTCTTGTGGAGTGCCTTCATTTTTGACTTGAACCTTAATATTCGGCATACCTCCAGC